ATGGCTAATCAACAACAAGGCAATCAAGGTCAACAACAAGGCGGTCAAGATCAACAGCAAGGCGGTCAAGGCCAACAAGGCGGTCAAGGCCAACAAGGCGGTCAAGGCCAACAAGGCGGTCAAGGTCAACAAGGCGGTCAAGGTCAACAAGGTAATAAAGACCAACAACAAAATAAATAACTTTTATTAAGTTAGTAATAAGAACCTAACTTAATAATGAAATATAAATGCCCAAAAGAAACTGAGATAAAATGTTTATTAACTAATTACCCTGATCGCAGAAATCGGGGTTTTTTTATAATTGTTTTTTGAAAAACATTTCACTAAATTTATTTATTTTTATAAATTCATCGGTGGAGAACAATATGAGTATGATCCCAAAAGATAGAAGTATCCTGATTATTATCATAGTAGCAGCTATTGTAATTATGTTAATTCTATATGCTCTCAATAGCGACGCAAGTGAAATGGGAGGGATGAATAAAGTCCAAGGATATTCATTACCTAATCTTGTTAATATGACTCATTTGAATGTATAGGTTAATCTTAAAATAGAATAAACAATGAAATTAAAAGATAAGAAAGCCCTCATAGGAGGGCATTTTATTAGGCTGTATGTTGAAGCCGGTTATTGTCCATAAATTCTAAAACATCTTCTTTCTTATACAGAACCGTTTTAGCTGTTGGTTTAGTAAATGGAATTCCACCACCTTCGCATCTTTTCTTTTGAAGCCATGCCAGGGATAAGTGATAAACCAATGCAATTGTCTCTGGAGTAAATTCAGCTTCCATCGGTGCATTGCGAAAATCTTTAATTAAAGCCTTTTTTTGACATTCAGACATTTTATCAATTTTGGTCAGACGAGCCATTTAAGGTACCTCCTTTTGAACCTTTAAGCATTCAAATTCCATCATCCTCTCCATCTTGCTTCTTTAAACTTTGCATTGGTGATTAGATCTTCAATTTCACCAACGCCTACGTTGCTAAATATGTGTGTCATCTTGGCCCCGAACACTGTGAGTGTTCGGGTGATCGTGGAGTATTTAAAGTTCATAGTTTCGCCTCAGAATAATTAATGACGAAGTTGATTGCTTTGATACGATTTACTTTGTATCGGCCATCCCATCTGATCCGCTCTTGCCCGGCAAGCATTAGTGATGCCAGCCTCATAAGTAGTTCCTTTAAATCTGTTTACTGCAGCTTTAAGAATGTCTTTGTTTTCGGCAATTTTGATTGCAGCTAAGGCATCGTTAAAAAGCTGGGCTTGAGTGCGTTTAGGCTTTTGTTGTGTATTTGCTTGCTGTTGAGCTGGTTGTTGATTGTTTTGGTTTTGTGCGTGATTATTCTGCTGGTTATTAGCTTGGTGACTTTGACGATTATTTTGCTGATTGTTATTTCGCGCACCATTGTTATTAACTTGGTTATGATATTCATCCGAGTCATAGTCTTTGGTGTCATCAATCAAAAACAAACCATTCAAAGCATACTTACGAGCATAAGAACTTGATGCACCGAATGTTTGCGCTACATCCATCCCTTTTTTACTGATTTCAACACCAGCATGTGCTTTAACTACTGTTTCTTTACCATTGAAATCAGTGAAAATCACTTTTGCAGTTACCACAACTACTGATCCAACTTCCTGTACCTCATCTGTAATGATCAGTGTGGAGTTGTATTTCTGCAGGAGTGGCTTAACTGCTTCAAGTATGTCTTCACAGTTACGATAGTTATAATTACCAAAAGAATTACGTTTGCTTTTAGGCGCTTTTAATTCTAGCTGGATTTGCTGCAAGACATTGATAGAGTGTTCTGCAGGATTTTGAATTTGATTATTAGAATTAGTCATGATAATTCCCCTTAAGCCCCAACCCAGCCCATGCGTTTTTTGTACGCACGACGTTCATGTAATGGAATATGCGAACTTTGCATACCAATTGCGAAAGCTTTACGACGTTGAAAAGCACGTTCACGGTCGAAGTTCTGTCGGATCCAAGGCTTAGCCACTTGTTCTTCTAAAGTTACTTTTTCGAGTTCACCGGTTTTACGATCTTTAACAAAGATGTCTTTACCTTGCTCAACATAAACAGTGTGGCCAAGGCGCATAGATATGCTGTTTAGTTCATAACCACCAAGGTATTCAGCGAATTTTTGATTAGAAGTAGTCATTAGTGAGTTCCTCCATTTGAAGATTGGAACTGCAACTGATACTTAACTGCTTGAGCCTGTTGGCGATCTACGTCATCTGAACAACTATGGACTGTGAAAACAGTTGATACGATTGTGATACCGATTAGAGAAACAGCAGCAAACTCTTTGAAAATCACTTTAGTTTTAGTCCAGAAAGATAGATGCATTTCTTCAGGTTTAGGTGGCTGAAACAAAATAGAAGTCGTTTGACTTTTGTTAGTGTCAAAATCTGGGGTTTGACTATGGGAATGGATTTGGTTCATACTTATCTCGCAATTTGCAAAGCCCTGATGTCCGTCGAAAGTAATCGGGGCTTTTTGTTGTCTGGTGAGATAAATATTACCTAAAAGGTAATTTAATGCAAGATAAATTATCTTTATTTTATCTTTTTGGTTGTTTTATTTTATAGTAGACAAAAGAAAACCCATTACAGGGATGGGTTGGATGGAGTCTTTAAGATGACTAGAGAAGATTTTCGAGCAAATTTATATCAAACTTACATTTCTTCAGGTATGCAAGATCCAGTCTTAATACAAGAATATATAAAGATTGCTGAAGAATTTGTTTTTGACAGCAAGCAACACACTAGTCTTCAGCAAATTGAATTGATTGAAAGATTAAAAGCTTAAAATTAATCGTCAGAGGATACTATCTTCAAACATTCTTTATAAATTTCTTTCCAATACTCGATATCACCTGCTTGGTTATTCTGTTTATAGTAAGCAGGATTTTTAAGGTCGATACGTGTTTGTATAATTTTATCAGCCATCTCAATAGCTAAACGTTTTTCTTCAATTGAAGGCATATTTTTCTCCGATATTAATAGTGGTTTAAGATCAATGTTGGCACAAAGTCTTAACTTCATAATATCAGGGAAAATATGGCTTTTTAAAAAAGAAAACCCACATAAAGTGGGTGAGATAGGGCTTACTTAGTTATTACAGGTCTTGTCTTCGGATTAGACCTTGGGTTTAAAATATCGAAAATTTATTGCAGAAATAAGAAACCCACCGAGGTGGGTCTGTGCGAGATAAATACTATCCTTAGTATTTCCGGGTAAAGATAGGCTCATAAGATGTCATTAGTATTTAGATATGCCTGATATATGACCATACAAGCTATCTTTTTGTCTTATAAAAAATGATTAGCAATATTAGGATAAGAATTAGAATTACAGCAATAATAGCTCTTTCCATAATGAACTCCTGTAAATCACATGCGAATCTTTCAGCAGTGAATCTTGTCTTTTTTCTTATAGTAATCCAATGCTATATCTAAATCAGACAGTAATTTAGCTTCAGTGTATTCACTCGGTGAAAGCTTCATTAAAGCTGGCATGTACTTGGTTTTGTATTCAGTAGAGTAGTCTTTACATAGAATCTGAATACGCACTTCTTGTGTTGTGTTTGGATCATCCAATTGATCTAGGAATTTATTAATCCGTTTGTCAGATTTTTCAAACTGGGCATTTGCTATTGACGAGTCTGTTTCATCTGAATCGGATGCTTCAGCTACTTTTGATTGGTTATCGCAGCCAGCAAGAGTAATTAACAGAGTAGTTGCAAGGATTCTTATTTTCATGATTATTGTTTGTTGTTATTGGATGAGAAATTATAAAGAAAAATTGGTAAAAGAAAACCCATTAAAGAGATGGGTTTAAAGAAAATAAGCAAGCTAAGAAGAATCCCTAAAAACCCTCAAAAAAAATAAAGATAAGTTATTATTAATTTAATGAAAAACAAAACAAGGAATAATTAAAAGGTGATTTATTACTATATAGATTGTCTTATATATAATTTAGATTAGATCGAAAAGTATCTAGTTCTAGTAAATGTTCATTATATTGACTTTGATTTAGTAATGAATCTCGTTTATTAATTAGTTCAATAACTTTAAAAGAATGTGCTTCATAATTATTAGGAAGAGATTCCATACCTAGTATAATTTGATGATGCTTGAATTTAGCAATTGTATGCACCATTTTATCTATATTGGGGATGTCTTGTCCATTTTGCTGGATTGTATCAATAATGATAGGGAATAAAGGAAAAGTAGTAAGCTCATAACTTAAGGTTATGTATGCTAAATGGGCTGCTAAAACACTTCTTGAACTTGAACTACCTGTTAAGCTAGGTTTATAATACACCTGTTTAGGTAGTATATCTGTATCAACATCAAGTTTGTCGTAAAAAAATTTAAGATAGCTTTTAAATTTATCTTTTCGATGTTTGATATCTTCTTCACTTTCCAACTCATTAATTTGTAATTGAATTGAGTCTATTTCATCATCTATGGAAAAAATTTGTTCATAGAGTTCCTGCATATTAAAGTTTAGATTTTGCTTAATATCTCTGTTTGAAAATGTTTTAATGATCGACTCAAACGAATAGTTTAAATCATTACTTAATTGAGTTTCTAAAGTTAATTCTTCAATTTCATCATTTATAAGTTTTAATTTTGAATCTAAATTTTTTTCATTTTTATTCAAATTTTCAATTTGTTCTCTTAAATTATATATATTTTCTTCAATTCCTTGAATATCAAATTCAACTGCTATATCTGTTTTTAACGTTTTTAAATGATTTGTTCCACAAGTTGGGCACTCTAAATATGTATTATCTTTAATTTTATTCAAAAAATTCTTATCATCAACTAATTCATGATGAGTGTTATAAGCATTTTTCAAAAGATTATGTAATTTATTTTTTTCTGAAATTACCTCAATTATCTCATTTTTTAGATCTTCTTGAGTTATTTTGCATTTTTTAAGAATTTCTGAAGTTTTTAACAATTTTTGTCTAAAAAAATTATTGTCAATGTCAGGTAGTGGTGTGTTTTCATATTCATGAATAATCAATTGATTTTCAGATTTTTTATAAATTTTAAGTTCAACTTCTAGCTCTTTCTTTTTACTATTTAACTTCTTTTGATTTTGTTTTTTAAGGACTGTCTCATTGGACACAATTCCTGTAAAGTGCTCTATAACTTGTTGATAAAAATCTATATATCTCGTTAAGCCGTCAAATGGACCATTCCAACGGTTTGACCAACTAGAATCTTGGTTTATATAGTATGGGGTAAGGATTCCTTGTAAACCTAAATAATATTCTTGTAAATTACTAAAATGAATAGCTGATAGAGGATAGTTAAAAAAAATAGCCATATGTTCTTGCCATTTTGAGTTTTCACTTGTCTCAAAAATAATTTTTTTACCAAAATCATATAACTTTCTATTTTCACCATTTCGAAAAAAATAAAAAATATCCTCATCATAAGAGATAGTTAATAAACAAGTAATATTTCTATCTAATTTACCATTGGTAAAAAAATGAGTAGGGCTTAGTCCTAATGCCCAAAAAATTGACTTTATAACTGTAGATTTTCCACGATGATTTTCTGCAAAAATAATATTATTTTTGGCCTCTATTATGATTTTTTTTGAACTTTTTTCTTTTTTTGAAAGTATTAAAATCTCCTTGAATGTTATCTTCGATTTCAATTTGTTTCCCCTGTCTTAAGTTACGTATAAGTTTTAATAAGTTATAAGTTGAAGTATTGTTCACAATAAATATCCCCATCGGAAACTTCATAAATTAAAACCGAACATTTGATATATTCTAGTGTAATAAAGTTGTGCTTTCTAACTAAAAAAATCTTATCAGTGACAAAATCAATAAGTTTACTTAATGTCTCAAAATTATTAATAATTGATTCATGTTCTGAAAAAAAACTATCAATTTCGAAAAATAAGTTTTGATTATGTTCTTGATCTCTATTCCTCAAATCCAAAAGGACTTCTGTAGATGTCTTTAAGATTTTTTTTCGTAGACGGTAAGCATAACCTTCATCATTTAGAATTCTAAAACCTTCCTTCATATAATCTTCAGGAGTCTTAAATGTTTCTTCAATTTCATAAATAATATCTTCAAACCCTTTTCTTGTTATACATCTTTCTTTTAATTGTTCAATATTAATTGCATAATTAATATTACTAGTCAATTGATAAAAATGGTTTGTAATATATTTAGCTGCTACACCAATATTTCTAAGATAAATTGGGAATTTAGCTGCCTCATTTAAAGAATAAATTTTTCCAATAACATGAGTATCTGGCTCATTAACATCCATATTTGATATACAAAATTGTATTCTATTGAGTTCAATAACTTCTGTAGTTGATAAATTTAGTTGCCGCTGCAAGGCATTACTCATTCTTGTTACTTCATTTGGGTGAAAGTCAGATTCAAGATTTGAATTAAAGTGTTCAATATCTTTATTATTGCAGTCTTTGCCTTTTAATTTTTGATTTGTAATAAAATACATCTTAGTATCAAGTGGTTTGAATCTTAACCATCTAGAATAAAGTTTTGATAAAATGGAGTCTTCTTTTCCATTTTTTCTTTGAGGTGATTTAATTAAATCATTTATGAGCCATAAATTAGGTCTTTCATTCTTCTTAATTTGAAAAAATTCAATTTTCGTAGGATTTTCCAAACAATCAATTATTGTAAAATCTTCTTTTATTTCTGCTCCTACTGCAAAATTGGTATTCAATAATGACCACGTTTCAAATGTCTTATACGTACACCACCAATCTTGGTATCTAAAACCTCGTTTAGCATGGGTTCCCTGCTTTTCATCTTCTGTACTATCAAGCAGTTTTTTTATAAAATCATTGTTATTATTCATAATTATATCTATTAAACATCCCTATATAACCCAACAACTTTACCCACCAACTTACATCCTTCATCAAGTTCCATGATTTTCTCATGCCATTTAGGATTAAGTGGTTCTAGGTATTTGCCATTGGGTTCAATTATCAATTTCTTAAAAGTTGCTTTACTTTCACCCTCACAAGCAACAATGACTAAATCCCCAGTTTTTAAGTCACTTACCTGAAAGTCAGGGTTTACGTATATCTTGTCTGTAGGGCGGAAGTCTGGAAGCATTGATTCACCAACAACTTCAAGCCCATAACCATTTTTCCCACACTTAGGGTTAGGTGGTAGCCATTCATTAAACTGTGTATCTACAGGAATAGAATCAGCAGTCGTCCAAGTACCAGCCTGTATCCACGAAATAACAGGGATCAAACGGCCAGCGATAGGAAAGGGTGCTGATACATTACTTTCAAGTTTTTCAATTTCCTCTTCATGAGGAATATCTAACCATCCATGAGATTTTCCAAAAGCTTCCTCAATTTCACGTGCGACTTTATTACCAATACCTTTAATTGGATTAGTACCTGCAAACTGACTTGCTTGAGACTGTCCTTTTCCAATTTTTTCAGCAAAGTTAGATACGCCACCTATTTGATCGACAAGTAAACGGGTATTTGAGTATCTGATTGATTTGCTATCCATATTTCTTCCAATAAAACGTTGTGACATGTCACTACTTTAATTGTAGTTTTATCACCAAAAAGGTAAACAAGAAAAAAGGTTGTATTTGCATTACCTAAAAGGTAATATTTAAATTAATCAGTGAGGGTTAATTTATGAATTTCCGTGATTTTATTCTTCAACTTTCTCAAGAAGAATTAGTTGAATATGCAAAAAATGCGAAAACAACAACAGGTTATTTAAAGTCACATTTATTGTATGGCTATAAAGAACCACGTAAAAACCTACGTAAAGCCTTAGCACAGGCGAGTAAGGGAAAAGTTACTGAAGCAGAAGTTCTACAGCATTTTGGGTTATATCCTTCGCAACCATTGCACAACCTAAATGGTAATGAAGCAGTTATCTAATAACCACGTTCAAAAGGAACACGAATGAACATATCAGATGCTGCTTACAACACCGTGCATGACTACAAAGGCGGCTCGAATGCTTTAGCACCACGCTTAGGCATAAGAAGCCCTGCAGTGCTGAACAGCAAAGTGAACCAACATACAGACACGCATCATTTGACCTTGGCCGAAGCATCAAAACTGATGGCATTAACAGGGGACTATCGAATTTTGCAAAGCCTGTGTGCGGAACATGGAAAAGTATCTATTGATTTACCACAAATACCTGAATGCCGAGATACAGCACTTACCGACATTGTTCTGAATATTGGAATGGGTGGTGGAGACGTGTGTGCAGTTTTTAAAGAAATGATGGCAGATGGACGAATTACCAAAGGCGAAGCATTAGACATGTCAAAGGTTGTACATCAACTACATATGTTTTTAGCCGAATTAGATCGTCAGGTGCATTTATGTGTAGAAGAAAAAGAAAAAGCCTGACTTCAGAGATCAGGCTTTTCCAATTCAAAACACTTGCGGAGTTTTAAATATGCAAATGAATTTAGCACAAGATTTAAACAATGACAAATTCGACCTGATTGCCGGAGATGTTGTTGTTTTTATACAGGGAAATATGCCAGATCACTTGATGACAGTTTCAACTGTAAAGCATTTGGGTGTGTTTTTAGATGAAGGTCAAAAGTTTGCTATGAGTCATTTAATACGTACTGCATCGCTAAGCGAACTTAAAGCCAACCACCGTCTAGATCTACCGGTCGCTCTATTTGTTTCGGAGGAATCATGAATAGCCAATTCCAGAAACAACCAGATTTCAAGCAACAGCAGGGCGTTCAATCATTTTATGAACCTGCTCTACAGATCCTGAGTGAAATCCAGGAACAAAAGAAATTAAGCCTTCTTAAAAAGGGCTATGACGAAAACAACGCCGCCGTTACCAAAATTGAGTTTTCACAGTTAATGGCAAGAAGATTTCGTATCACGATTTACCTGGCTGATCAGATTGTATCAAGCCTTGTGAAATCGAATTCAGTTGAATCATTTGGTGGGTATGTGAAGCCCAAAGTAGTTGGGGTTTAGCTATGAGTTTAGATGCAAATATCTGGGCATGGAAAGTGCGTCAGAAGCAAAAGAAAGGCGGCAGTATAAAAGCGCTTAAAAGATTAGTGCTGCTTTCACTTGCCGATCGTGCAAGTGAAGATCATTGCGCATATCCAAGCATAGCCCGTCTGGTTGAAGATACAGAAATGGACCGAAAAACCGTCCTGAAAATTATAGATGAGCTTGTTGAGGATGGTTTGATTGAAGATACCGGAGAACGAAAAGGCCGGACAAAACAGGTCAAAGTTTACCGTTTACTCGGTGTAAATGGTCGTGAAACAGTTCCAACGATGGAACTCTTTAAGGCTGAAAATGATGATTTAAAGAGTTCCAACAACGGAACAGTTCCAACAATTCCATGAAAGAGTCCCAACAATTCCGGTAAACAGTCCCAACGTTGGGACACGGAATCTTTCAAAGAATCTATCATTAGAATCTAAAAATAAAAAATCGTGGTTTTGTTTTAAAAAACTTCGAGAAGAAATTTATCTGGCCGATGACAGCATCGATTTTGAAACCATCATGAATTCGAAATGGGCTGAACGAGAAAAACGTGCATTCGAAATTTACAACGCTGAAAAAACCATGAGCGATGATCTGATGATTTATCACTTTGCTGACTGGGTGATTAACGCATATCGAACCAAGTATTCGAATAATCAAAATCCAGCTTTTGCAAAACCTGCAGGTACAGGATCTAAAACTCAACAGCTTTCTGAAAAACAGATTCACACCTTCGCTCAAAAACTTTCACAGCATCCAGAGTTTTCAAGCAAGTTCTCTGAACCAGGAGAGTCGTACGACAAACTTGCAGCTCGTATCGCCGAAAAACTTGAAGACCCAGCTCAAGCCAAAAAATGGGAATCGTATTTGAAACAGGTTGGATTCAATGGGTCGTTAGGAGCTGCAGTATGACGGATGCAGATCGTACCTACATGAATCTCATGATCTTCAAAACCATGGCATCAACCAAAGGACGTATCTCTGTAAAACAAATTCATGAGGCTATTGAGCCAAATATGGGGATTTCGATTCGTAGCCTGCAACGTTACCTGAATGGCTTGGCGAGTTGGGGAATGGTGATCAAGGATGGAGAAACACCACAGGGATTTATTCTCACTGAACATGCAAAGCAACTTTTTAAAGAACTGGCCAATGGATGTGATGCATGAGCAGCATTTCACTGACTGAATACAAAAAGCTGTATGGCAAACAGAGTAAGACCACAGCTAAATCAAAACGTCAGCCCCGTGGTGCGAAAGTTGAGAGTATTGGTGAGTCATTGCTCGCAACACAGCTTAAAGCGCTCAAAATCGAATTTAAGAGAGAATTTAAGTTTCATCCAGAACGTAAGTGGAAAGCTGATTTTCACATTGTTGGCAAAAAGATACTGGTTGAGGTTGAAGGTGGGATCTGGATGGCAGAGGGTGGTCGTCATACAAGGGGTAAAGGCTATATTGGGGATATGGAGAAATATAACTCGGCAACAATGATGGGTTACCAGGTAATACGGTTTAGTACAGAACAAGTGAAATCAGGTTTAGCGGTTCAGCAAATACAGAAGATGGTAGGGGATTTATAACGATGAGTACTGCAGCAGTGAAGCAACATATTTTACAGTCGGTTGATTGGTCACGTTTTGATTTGGAGGGGTGGTTACAACAGTTTGGAGCATGGTTATATACCAATACTGGTTCTAGCGGTCGCACAGTGAATCCTATCGCCGTGGCCATGGATAATGCGGTAAAGGCTAAGAAGTCTAAAAAGATTCATGCTGATCAGCAGCTGCAGATTATTGCGGATTATCTATCAGGTGACTATGTACCACCGAAGCCTCGTAAAACGAAAATGACTTGTGAAATTGACGACAATGAAGCTCGAGCAGTTCAACGTTTAGTTCTGGATCTACAGGGGCAATCAGAAGTACTGGATGATTGGATGGATGCCATCATTGGCCGTTACTTTTACAGCTGCTCCTGGTCAGAGATGGTGACAGATGAACGCAGTCAGTTAGATGCACGAATGGATGTAAAGTGTGGGCTGGCTGCGTTGCATAGTCGGTATGGGTTTATTGAGTATGTTTGAGTCAAATATTAAGCTTGGTTGACAAACCCTTGAAATAGCCTGAAATTTTGGTTGACAAATAGTCGAATTAGTCCTAAATCAAACTTTTACTTTATAAAAAACATAGTAATGGAAACAGCATTAAAGATTATTGGGGTATTAATAGTACCTATACTAATAGTTATTCTTAACAATAGATTAGCCAAACTAAAACATGATAGAGAAATTAAAGCAGAATTTTTAAAGTTAGCAGAAGATCTGGAAAGTGATGAACTAGAGAAACGATCCACTCTATATAAAGATAGGCTCGCCAAATCAGCCTTTAATGACGATGCAATAACCTATAGTGAGGTTAAGTTTTTCCTAAACTATGAAAATGCAGATTTATGGGTAAGGGATTATGTAAAGATTAGAGGAATGTTGGAACGTGAAAGAGATGATGCAGGGGAAGTTACAGGATTTAAGCGTAAGTCCCACTGGATCAAATTTGTATTTGCACTCGTTCTATATGGTGTTTGCGCTTTCACAGGATTGATTCCATTTGTAATTATGAATAAATATATTGCATGGATGGTTAGTTCTTATGAAAAGGGTATGCCACTGATGATTGTTTTACTGGTTGCCATTCCAATTATTCTTTTAGTTGTTGCATATTTATGCTTAAGATATACAGAAAAATATGCAAGTTGCGGCATCTTTTTACATGACTTCTATAAAGTTGCTTTTAAGGCGAAGGGCGCTGAAGAAAAAAATGACAGTGAAGTAGATGTTGCTGCGTAGTTTGTGAGTTAAACAAAAAGGTTTTCTTGAAAATTTGGTTGGAATGGAAATTTCACAGAAACCTAGAGTTTTAAGAATTGTAGAAGAAAGCGCCTAAGGGCGCTTTTTTATATAGTCTTCATTAAGGTTGAAATTTCCTCAATTACATCAAAGACCTGTTTAAAGTATGTGTAATCTAGACTAGATTCATGTTTTGGAATAATATTTTTAATGAATGAAATTTTCGAGTAAACCTTTTTTTTATCTATTTGATCTTTTGAAGCAATTGCTTCACAAATTAAATGTTTTCCATTAATCATCATTGTCTCATTCAGGAGAGTACTATTGTTATATAAAAACTCAATCACAGTCTTCTCTGGATCAAATGGTACAACAGGTAGCTCAAAAATATAAAATTTTTTAAATAAAGCAAGAAATTTCATAGTAGGTACGGTAGTACTAGAGTGTTCTTTCCAAGAATTTTTAAAGAGTTTCTTAGCTTCAGTAATTACACCTTTTCCTGCGCCATCTCTATCAACAATTATGATAGTTGGATTTAATAAGTTTAATTGAACTTCAGATTTGTAAAGGATTTTCAAATTAGATAGAAATTTTTTTAAATTTTCAGTGCCACCATCTAAATGTAATAATTTTTCAAATTGATAATCTGAGTTGAAAGAACTAAATTTTATGTTAGTTATTCCTAGCTTTTCAGCTGCTTTCTTAAAATGAATAACATCAGTTATACCTTCACAAATAATTGAAGGTTTGTCATTGTATACATATTTTTTATGGAAAATAAATGAGCCATACATCTTATCCAATCCATTTAATGTATTAATATGATGATATAGAAGGCGACTTTCCCAATTTTTTTTATCTATAAACTCATTATGATGTTTTAAGTAATCATCATGCTGCTCTAGTAGCTTATAAGGTTCAACTTTTTTTATATTGTAAATATAATTCAAGATTCCATTTAAAGATTGTGAATCTTCTATCTGTGGCTCATGGAATACATGATATTTCGACTTAACAAAAGTATTAGTTTTACAAAAACTATCAACCATAGCACGCGTTGCTTTATAGTAATGTCTATTAATATTTACTTTTTTATTAACAACTAGTCCAGTTACAACCTGTCTCTGTTTTCTATTTGCTAATCTAGTTTTTTTATTATTAATATGAAAACCAAATGTTTCGAATTGCCTTATTAATCTTTCATTTAAAACAATGAGATTTTCATCCATTGTTAAAATTGCTTCTGGAAACTCTTTTAAATTTGTTGAAATTGTTATGTCATCAGCATATCTAGTATAAACACACTTATTTTTTTTGCATAACTTTACTAGTCGGCTATCAAGCATAGCAGTAAAGAGATTAGAAATGACAGGAGAGCATGGGCTACCTTGAGGTAGGTATCCTATTACTTTATCATTTTCTCGAAATGTTGCAATCCTTGCAATTGTCAAAGCCACTTCTTCACTTAATTCAAAATATTTATTTTGTATGAAGAAACCAACTAATCTATTGAATTTGATTGATGTAAAAAAATCTTTAATGTCGATGTTTAGAACTAAATTTTTATTTGTATGTATATGAGCATTTGTAAAAATTCCTGGGGTTATAGAATGGAAATTGTATGGCGAGTCAATATATATTTTTTTTCTGAATCCATGAGATACTAAGTGAAATTTAGGATATTTATTTGGTCTATTTTCTTGAAATTTTGATAGTGTTTCAGCTAATCGATTATTTTCAATTTCGCTTAAACATTGTTCCAAAAGAACTGATAATTTTTTTTGAACAATTTTTAAATATTCATAAGGTGCACTAATTTTTCTAGAAGTTTGATCCTTCTTTTTAATTTCAAAAGTTGAATATTTAGAAGAAATGTGACCACGATATAAAATAATTGAGAATCTTTTGTATGGTATATCTAAAAGTATAGCTAAATCTCTTGCTGTTTCACAACGTTTTAAATTCTCTAAATTTGTCATTGGAATAAGTCAAGTCAGAATAAGAAATAATAGAAGGGCACCTATGGAAACTTCATGGACTACCTAGTACGTTCTAAAGGTTATACTAAGTTTACATTACATTGTGTCTTAACATTAGATACATGATTGCGAATCACAATCATAAATCTTTCCATAGGTGCTATTTACTAATTTACAATAAAACAATAAATAAATCATTATTTTATTTAGATTTTCTTAAATATTTTTTATTTTTAATCCCTAAAACTCTCATTTCTAGGAATAGAGTACCAATAACGAATTTTCTCACCATTATTTAAAGTTTCGATATTGATTAATTCATATTGTGGGTTTTCATAAATCAGTTGAAATGGATAACCGTATTTTCTCATTGAGAGGTTGCCACCTCATCACATTCTTTGCCCGTACACCAGTCGCTAAAGAATTTCGAAAATGGGTACTCGACGTACTGGAAAAAGAAGTCCTGCAACAGCAAATCGACACACGTATTAAAATCAGCGCACAGCAACAAGCTGAACTTAAAGAAATCGTTGATCGCCGTTGCGAAGGTAGTGTGAAAAGAAGAACTGAACTTTGGAGCAGACACAACCAATACTTCCGTATTCCTCGCTATAGTGAATTACTCGCTATCCATTTTAGTGATGCAGTGACATTTCTACAAACAATGAAACTTAGAACTGTACAACAAGAAGCCAATATTCGAGATTTAGCTTTGCATATGCTTTGGCTAAACCACTGGTGGGGTGAGTTTGGTGATTCTATTCGTAAGCTTAGTCCGAAGACGGGACATGGCATCCATGATCATTTTAAATTTGGTGCACATGAAGCAAGATTGTTTTTAGGAAAGGCGACTTATATGCCCATCTTTGAACTCGCCAAGTCGCATGATTGGCATAAAGGTGGAATGGGCTACAAGACATTAAAAGAAGTAGGTCGATTATCAGTAAAAAATTGATTTAAGAATTCTAAAAATGCCACCTATACGGTGGCATTTTTAGATTAGGATTTTGATAAGATTTTTTCATATTTTTCAATAATAGATTGTTGGATGATGTTTTTTAAAGTTCCGATATCCGTTAAAAGTTGGAGTTCGTTAGTTGTTGTAGCGATCTGTGCTTTATTATCGATGTTATTTTGGGCAATTACTCCCGAAATAGCAGCCATTCCCAAAGCAGTAAGTGGCGAACCAGTAGCCAGACCTAAAAGGGCAGCAACTCCCATTACCACTGGTACATTGTTAGTTTTTTCTATATGTACGACCTTACTCTTTGTATTGGCTACAAATATTCCTTTTTGATTAATTTCTTCAATTGCAAGTTCTAACAAATACATAAATTCAGATGATTTTAAATCAAATTGTTGTCCAAAAATGAAAATTTGTTCAATGCTGATATTTGTTTCACCCTTTTCAAGTTTAGATAAACCAGATGTACTCATTTCGATATTTTGAGCCATATCTGTTTGCTTGATTCCTTTAAATTCTCTTAGGCAATGTAGTAATGCACCTGTTACATGAGAAACCGTAGTAGAGAAATTATAATTTGATAAATTTGTCATAAGTGGATCAAAAATGAGAATATAAAAATATTTTAGCAGAAATTGATAAAATATGTTGATTTCCTCTATTGGAGGAATTAGTATTATTTTGAAAGTTAAGCATTCTGTTTAACTCCCATTAAAAGGTATATATATGAAACAAGTATTGATTCAATTTGGCTTTAAATTACTAGGTTTGTTCCTTGATCACATTTATCAAATGATTGAACTGCGTTTAGCTGAATCTCGCCGTCTTAAAGCTGCACAAAGTATTAAAACGATCAATTAATAGATTGTTTTAATTAAGGTGATTATTTTTAAAAGAATGATGACCTTAGTTTGAACTTGAACTTCAAGGATGAAGAATTCTTAAGTGATAGTTTGTAGAAAGGGCTGATCGTAAGGTTGGCCTTTTTTTATTCTTTAAATGTCTCATTTAAAGCTTGTTGCACAGCATCCACCCGTGACTTACATACTTTGTAAGCAGACATAGACTCTTCAACAATCTTCATTAAATTATCAATATCAGGCTCTTCTTGTGATTCAAGCAACTCAGCATTCTTCTTAAGAACTTCATGGCCTTCTTTAAATGTTAATTCTTTTTTAGTCATTGCTTAATACCTCAGTCACATTGGCTTCGATGGTACCATCCTGTAATTCTACCTGGATGCTGTCACCTGAAATTTGTTGGATGGAACGAATAGCTTTACCTTGGCTACGCACTATACCGTAACCCTTGGCCATCACATTTCGTGGATTCTGTAATAGGGTTTCACGCATCAATGATTCAACCTGATTTGATGCTAATTTGATTTGCTGTTGTGCTAAGTACTGCAGGGTACCTTTCATTAAATCCAGGCTTTTATTGGCTTCATTGATTTGGCCATGCGCAAGTGTCTTAATCACTCGGATGTATTGATCATTTTGGCTTTGATACGCTGTGATCTGGTGCTGAGATAAGAGCTTGATCGTTTGTAGAGAATCTAAAACCTCTTGAGTGCGCTCAACAATCAGGTTACGAATACCACCAATGACTTTGCTGGGTGTATCAAAAGAACGGTGGGCCACTTCATCTAGAATGGTTCGGTCTTTTTCATGGCCAATACCCACCCAGATCGGAACTGAACGTTTGCAGAGTAGGGCAGCTAAATCATAGTCATTCAAATAAGCCAGATCATTTACAGCACCACCGCCACGAATAATCACAATTAGATCCGGGGCTACATCAAAATCTTTAGCCCACTGACGTAAACCATCACCCAGTGAACTAATAATTGAAACTGCAGCTGTATTTCCTTGAAAGGTCGCGGTGTGATAAACAAAATGACAAACACCGGCTTTATCTAAAGCATCGGCATCTTTCTTGAAGTCACCAAGACCTGCAGCATTTTCCGGAGCAATGACCAGGACATTTTGAATGTCGAAAGGAGTGGGGAGGAGCTTATTTTTATTGACCAAGCCTTCAGAAGTTAAACGCTCTAATATCTGTTGATAACGCCGTGCAATGTCACCTAAGGTATAACTCGAATCGATATCTTCAATATTGACTGAGAAACCGTATTGAGGACTGAAAGTAGCTTTAACTTTAATAAGAACGTTTAGATCTCGAGATAATTCGATACCACTTTCACGCTCAAATTTTAAAACCATTTTTGCTGCAGAGAACTTCCAGATCGTCGCTTTACAACTGGCAATCACTTTATCGGTATCTTCTTCTTTTTCAGCTAGCTCTAAATAATAGTGGCCGCCTTTGATACTTAAGTTACGGATTTCAGCTTTCACCCAGACAGGTTCGTCAAAAGTTACGCGTATAACTTCTTGGACCGTATTTAGGTATTCACTTAAAGAAAGCTGAAAGTCAGGCATGGAAGACAGGATTTCTAAAATTATTAATGAAAATAGTATATAACCATGGAATTAAAGGCAATGTAGAGATATTGACCTTGCGCAAGGGATATAGCATATTTCAGCTATAGTGATCAAAGTGTACGTTAAAGCATTAGGTTAATTTAGAAGCTCATCATTGGATGGGCTTTTTTGGGTTTCTGGGATGCTAAAATGTATTAAAAATAATCTGCCTATCCTTACTCTGCTTATAATTGTGTTAGGCGGTTTTGGGTATCCTTTTTATTCGGGCGAATGGATTACCCTTCCACGATTGGCGGAATTTGATGCTAAATGTTATGACATCAATGTGCCTGATGAGGTTGAGTATAAACAGTCTGAATTATTTTGTTCGTGCATGCACATGAGTAAGCTTGAGAATAATAAAGAAAAGTCTAAGTATTGCGCTAACCTAATTAAGAAGTGATATTGGCCGATTACATAAAATGTAAGAAAATATTAGGTATTTTTCCAGCATTAACTCACAATAGGTTTTCCTTATAAAATTTACAGTTCTAGAGAAAAAGAATGCCCATAAATAACTATTTACCCGCTCTAGAACAAGTTTATGAATTTTTAAAAGAAAGACCTGATTTCATAAGTCAGAGTAAATTTGAGAAATCTGTAGAGTATTTTAAAACTCTACATGAAGGGGATCCTCAGGAATTTAAATTCGAAGCACCGCATAATCTGTATGGCAAATTTGGTCCTAATCGAATGTTAAGCTTAAGACTTGCACCAGATTTTGATAATAAATCTAATTTCATTAAATGGGTATATTCACAACTTAATGATCAATTTTAAGATAGCTATGTAAAGCTCAGTAAAAAGGTAAGTTTTTATGGCGGCTCCCTTTATTCTTAGTGGTTTAAATTGAATACCGCCACCAGATAATTGAATTAGTATGAATTATTGTTGGTATAGTGATCCGTTACTAGGACACTTCTAATATGAATGATACTTATAGATATTTATATACGCATATAAGTATATTTGGATCTTTACCAACGCATAAAGTGTTTGTGAGCAATACCAGCAATAAGTCGAAATTAATTTTTGCTGATAATACTTTTATTTATGGTTTAGTTTCTGATTGGACTCTAAGAAATTCAGATTTTGGGAGTGATAAGGTTACCTGGATAGAAGAGCCTAAATCCTATTTGGAAAATGAAAAAAAGAAGTTAGCTTTATATAAGTCTACTCACCCTCTATTTATAACAGAGTCAGCAATTTGATAGATTTAATTAAATTTTATAACTAATTAAGATTTTTTTTTAGATTTAAATATCAAGAAAAGCTCGGTCACTGATCGGGCTTTTTTAATGTTTGGTAAAATTATAGGTTTTTATGCTATTGATACTTTTTATATACTGAATTATAACTAAAACCAATAATAAGGTAACAATTGGTTAGAACATGGAAGGGAACAGAACTATTGTTTTAATTGGTGTATTTTTAATATGCCTATGCTTTCTATGCAGTTACGTTTATTTAGATTTAAAGGCAAAAAAATCAGAAAGAATAAAACAATTGATACAGGAAGCCGAATTTTCTTTATCCAATGTTAATAAAGATAACTAAGTGAGGCTGGGTAGTGATAGAAATCTCGGTCATTAGGTTGTCTATTACAACTTCATAACTATGGTTCATATCACAAAAAAAATTATTATTGTAAAGAATTTAAAACATTTTACCTAAAACCTGTATTTTGAGACACTTCATGATTCAAAGTTAACAGAGTAAAAAACTGATCTTCTTATACTTTAGGTTGAAAAAAATAAGAATCAGGTAATAGAAATGTCCAAAACATTCATCTTAAAAGAAGTAAAAGCCAAAAGTCGTTGTGGTATGAAAATAGTGGTAGAGCAGGTATTTGAAAAGGTTTTTCATGAGCATAAAAGAAAACCTGTATGTGTACCTTTACCTAAAATAGTGATTAATGAAAAGGTGATTGGTCTAGATGATGAAAATACTTTTGTCCATCCTGGAACATATAAAGAGTTCAGGGTGACAAGAGAGGAAGTCATTTTTAAATCAAAATTTCCATATCTTAAAAAGAAAAATAACTCAAAGTAAACAAGTGAAAACAGTTTCTACGCATTCTTTATACTTTTTTATCGAAATTGAGGTGCTATATTTTTATTACTCCAAGAAGTTAAAGCAGTAAAAATAACTAAATGGTAAAGCAAATATTGGCCCGCTTAATTCCCCCGATTAAGCGGGCTTTTTATTGGACTTTGAAATTGAATTTTAAAGTAATATTTTGCCAATGATTGATATTTAAATATATATAAAATACGCGCAGAATCTATCGCTGTAGTTTCTGAATGAACCCTCTAGGTTCTTACTTTTAAGCCCACATCACCTCTCTGAGTGGGCTTTTTTTTGTCAGGAAAAAAAGATGCTCCACCTCTTAATGTGCTTATTTGGTTTACATGGTGCGACTGAGATTGAATACGCGCCTGATGATGAAGAAATCAAAGTGTGTCGGGATTGTTTGAAAGAAGTTAAGTGATTATTTATTAGTCAGAAAATATCAAGACTAAACAAATAATTACACTCTCATGTGTAAAACCTTTGCTAGGATATTTATACATAAAAACAAGTAAATAGTTTTTTAAGCATGACATGGGCCTGTTTGACTTGGGAGAGTTAAACAGGTTTTTTTTAAATCTCAATATTTTAAGAAGTGTATTAACATTGTTGATATGACTAGGCTCCTCTAAGCCTACCTGGGTATTATCCTGCTTTTATATGTTAAAGATAGAAGCTTATGAAAATTTTTTATAATGTATCACTTATTATTGCAGCAGTGACTTTGACTGCTTGTGCAGGTACTCCCGATACAGAAGTTGTTCACAAGCCTGAGATGATGAAAAAATGCGTGCCTGAAAGTGCAGCAAAATTAGCACGTACGACATTATCGAGTGAAGCTGATATCAAATCAAAAACAAATTCTGAGGTTGTTAGACTGGTTGCACCGGGTCAACCTATAACTAAGGATTATCATCCAGGACGAGTCACTGTAATTGCTGATCCACAAACTCAAACAATTCTTAAGGCATTTTGTGGTTAAAAACTGAAAAGCAATAACGTACAGAACCTCCTTCGGGAGGTTTTTTAATACGAATAGGAAATACAAAAAGCCTATCAACTAGATAGGCTCTTCTTACTAATCAAAATATTGAGCTATGATTTATTTTTTATCAGTATTTTCTTTTTGATCATGCTGCTCTTTAGTAGGAGCTGTTTCATTTTGATTAGGCTTGTCTTGAGCAGGCTTTTGCGCTTGGTCATTTGATGTAGGTTTGTTTTGGGTTGCGTTATTTGAAAATTGATTAAAAGAAGCTTTTTGAGCGGTATTTGTATTAACTAACATAATTTTCTCAATTTTGGTTGTCGAAGATTCGACCTAGTAAGAGTGACATAGTGGAAGCACTTACAGTGAGATGATTTAGAGAGGCAAGTGTAGATATATGTAGGATTTAAATGTTTATATCTTATTTATATTTCAAAGGTTTTTATAATAAACTCGTCGCCAGATTGATCTATATCACTATTTAAATAGTCAAGGTATTTAATTTATATCTTCTCGATACCTTGCTGATACAAGGAGTGTATATGGACGAAAAAGAATATTTCTGGAAAACCAAGAAACGCCCACATAAATCTAAACCACGCACCAAACCTTTACCGAAGGCTAAAGAAAAATACTTAGAAGCAGAAGAAACACTATTCCAAGAGTTAGAAGAACATGCCATTGGTTATGAACGTAAGTTTCAATTTGAATCAACCAAAAATTGGCGTTTCGATTTTTATGTTGTGAGGCTGAGGCTTCTGATTGAAATCGTTGGTAGTCCATGGTCAGTTGGTCGTGGTGGGAAAAAGATAGCAAACTCATTTAACAAGTATGATCTTGCCGAAGAGATGGGTTACACATTTGTGCGTTTTGAGCCTCATCAAATTGAATCTGGTTATGCAATTAATTGGATTCAGAATCAGTTAGAGAGATTAGAAGATGGAACAGATCAGACCATTTCCCCCAACGGATCTAATTGACCGAGCAGAAGAACAAGAAGCTATTTTGCTTGCACCCGCCGTGGATCTAAAAGAATGGGTAGTAAAAAACTGGCTAACCATTGGTGGTGAACTTCATAACCCAGATCATGATCACATTGCAGAGCTGCTACATGATGACGAGACCTTTTTAGCATTCGCATGGGCATCATCTGCATGTGTGGCTAAAAAGCGTATGGTTTTAGGTCAATGTGAAAAAGTGATGTTTAATCAGGGTGGTTGGAAGAAAGCACGCCAGGAACAACAGATGCGGGACTGGTTTGGATTTGTACCTCAATACTTAATTACTGTAGATGCTGCTTTCTGTGAACAAGCTTCAGATCGTGAGTTTTGTCGTTTGATTGAACATGAGCTTTATCACATCGGTGTTGAACGGGATGCAGATGGTGAAATCATTTATAGCGATATGACTGGGCTACCTAAGCATTACCTGGCTGGCCACGATGTTGAAGTGTTCTTTGGGGAAACAAAACGATGGGGTGCGGATGAGTCAGTAAAACGACTTTTAGAAATTGCCAAGAATGCGCCATTCGTATCAGAAACTAATATTGCTGCTTGTTGTGGGAACTGTGTGATTGGATAGAGTCTTAGGGCTCTTTTTTTTGGCCATCTTGTACGACGTAGAACGACAAAGAGGTGTTTATGGCAGCACTAAAAGAGCCTGTAAAAATGTTTATAGTTCAGTCTCTTGCTTGCTTTGAAACCCCTCAACAAGTAGCAGACTCGGTAGAAGAAATATACAAGATCAAGATTGATCGTAAGCAATGCCATAGCTATGACCCAACAAAATATGCAGGTCGTAATCTCAGTAAAAAACTAAAGGACTTATTTGAGCGAACACGCAAAGACTTCCGTGAAAATGTTGAGGATATTGCGATTGCGAATAAGGCTTTCCGGTTGATGGAACTTCAAAAGATGTATGAAGATTCTGGAAAAAATAAACGGACAAAACAAAATCTGCTGAAACAGGCATTCCAAGAAACTGATGGTCGTGTGACTAAGCAAGAAATTACCGGTAAAGACGGTAAACCTATTGAAACAGTAAGTTCAAACGTGCCGACTGAAAGCTACCTGAAGGCAAGGGAGCGGGTTTTAGATGAGTATTGATCCAGCACGTGAATTGGCAATACAACTTGAGGCTCAGGAAGATCTGTATTTCTTTTCGCGCTATATGTTTAAAGAACGTCGTAAGTATAAATGGCTGCATAACTGGCACCATCGAGTAATTTGTGATGAATTAATGAAGGTGTTTCAAGGTGAAACCAAGCGTCTAATCATTAACGTTCCACCGCGATACTCTAAAACAGAACTGGCTGTAATTAATTTTATGGCTTGGTGCTTTGGCAAGGTGCCTGACAGTGAATTTATTCATGTTAGTTACTCAGCTACGCTTGCAGCAAATAATGCTTTCCAGACACGTAACCTAGTACAAGAAGAGGCTTATAAGCGCGTATTTCCTGATTTTGCACTACGTGATGACAGTAAGGCCAAAGATGATTGGCGTACTGCAAAGGGTGGTGTCTGCTATTCACAAGGTACTGGCGGTACCATTACAGGTTTTGGTGCTGGTAAATTTCGCGATTCATTTGGCGGGGCAATCATTATCGATGACCCACATAAGGCCAGTGAAGCTCGTTCTGATACGGTTCGTAAAGGTGTAATTGAGTGGTTTCAGAATACATTGGAATCACGTACCAATTCACCAGATACACCCATCATCGTGATCATGCAGCGTTTGCATGAGGAGGATTTGGCAGGGTGGTTGCTTGATGGGGGGAATGGTGAAGGGTGGGAGCATTTAGAGCTTTCAGCTATTCAACCAGATGGATCTGCATTATGGCCAGCAAAGCATAGTATTGAAGTACTTGAGAGAATGGAGTTAGCAGCGCCGTACGTTTTCTCAGGACAATATCGACAAAGACCATCCCCACCAGCGGGTGGTTTTTTTAAGCCTGATAATATTGAAATTGTAGATGCATTACCTGCAGACATCACTCATCAAGTGCGTGCATGGGATTTAGCATCTTCCGAAAATGAAGGTGATTTCACTGCAGGGGTGAGAGCAGCTAAAGGGCGAGATGGGTATATCTACATTGTAGATGTGCAGCGTGCGCAACTTGGACCAGAGGGTGTTGAAAAGCGTATCAAGCAAACTGCTGAGTTGGATGGTAAGTCTGTAGCAATTCGCTTACCTCAAGATCCGGGACAAGCCGGTAAAGCTCAAGCGAAAAATTTCATTACCAAGTTATCTGGTTTCAATGTAAAAGCTGAAACTGTCTCAGGCGACAAGGTCACACGTTCGCAACCTTTTGCGGCTCAAGTCAACGTAGGAAACGTGAAAATGCTACGTGGTGACTGGAATAAACCATTTGTTGAGGAGTTACGAAACTTTCCAAACGGTAAATATGATGACCAAGTGGATGCTGGCAGCGATGCATTTAATGAACTAAACGAAGCACGAGTTGGCAAAAAACCTGCAGGTGCGGGTAGTCGAACTTATTGATAAGGAATACACATGGCAAAGTCTAAAAAAGACAAAGCGTCAAAGAAGGCTTTGTCTCATGGCAACTTATACACTCAAGAAGCTGTCACTCAGTTTCTGGTGAATTTTGGTAAGCAGCCTGACACGGATGAGGTACTTCGTAAGGCAGGCATTACTCGTCATAAATTACGTGTATTGCTTGATGATGACGAGATTGCTCAGACAGTTGAAACACGGGTTGATGCGCTGTTAGCAACGCCGTTGAGAATTGAGCCGAGCGATACCAAAGAAGCTGAAATACTGAATTTGGTACTGAAAGAATGGTTTCATGAAATTGCTACGGGTGCCTTGAATGCACTGTTCTTCGGCTACTCTGTTCAAGAAGCTGTATATGAGTTGAAGCCAGAAGGTTATGTGGGTCTTCAGTGGATCGGTGAAAAGCCAATGCAGTGGTTTGAACCTAAAAATGATGGACGTTTGATATACCGACAAGATGGTCATAACGTAGAACGAGAAGTTGATCAGGTATTTAAGTTCTTCTTGACCCGCCGTAAAGCTTCATTTGAGCAGCCATACGGTAAAGCATTGTTGGCCACACTGTATTGGCTATTCTTTTTTAAGCAAAACGGTTTCAAGTTCTGGGCTAAATTCTTGGAACGTTTTGGAACTCCGATCTTACTGGGTAAGTGTAAAGACACTGAAACTGATGATATGAGTAGAGCGTTGTTAAATGCTCATGCTCAGAGTGTTTTATCAATTGATATAGAAGATGATGTACAAATTCTTTCTGCACCAGGAACAAATGGATCAGCCGGGGCAGCTTTTGAAGCATTCAATGATCAGCTAATTCGCCAGATTCAAAAGGTCGTATTAGGGCAGACGCTCACTAGTGGTACCGATGGAACTGGTAGCCGGGCACTAGGACAGGTACATGAAAATGTAAGAATGGATAAGCTTAAATCTGATATTAGGCTTGTCACACCAACTTTACAGGCCGTAGTCAATGCTCTATGCGCTTTGAATGGTTGGGGAGATTATGAAGTGATGCTTGGTGAAAAGCCTAAACCGCTTAATAAGGATCAGGCTGAACGAGATGCTCATCTTAAAAATGCCGGAGCCAACCTTACTCCACAATATTTTCAGCGTGAATATGGACTGCAGGATGGTGATATTGCTGAGTCCCCTCAATTGCCTACCAATACCCAATTCACCGCATTGCCAAGGCAAGCATTCAGCTTTAAAGCCTCTATCAACAAGTTATCTGCGGCACAGCAGGAAGTTGAAGAATTGACGGACGGGCAGGGTGATTTGCAGTTATTGAAGTCGGAACAGGTTAAACAACTGGTCGGTGAATCGGACAGTCCCGAAGCTCTGGCTTTTAATTTGATGCAATTAATACCAGGTGCAACACAGTCTCAATTTACGGCTAATTTAGATCAGGCTTTGTATGCTGCGGATGTGCTGGGTTATGCCACTTCAAGTAAAGGTGAGTAGTTATGCAGCCAGTCACATTCCTTGAAGCCCTAGAATACGCTCACAACAAAAAGATCGTGCTGCCAGATGAATTCTACTCAATGGATCTAAAGACTCGGCAGATGGCGACTACGGTTAGCTTTTTATCGAGTCTTGAGCAGATTGAAACAGTTATTAAGGCCGTGAATAAATCCATTGCTGACGGTGGAACTTTTAATGACTTTCAAAAGTTAATTGAAGAATCTGAAATCATTCTGCCTAAGCATTACCTGGACAATGTATTTCGTACCAATATCCAGAATGCTTACGGTCATGGTCGATGGCAACAGCAGCAACGGAATAAGGCTAAACGTCCTTATCTCATGTATTCAGCTATCAATGATAGTCGTGTACGTCCTGCTCATTTGGATTTGAATCGTATTGTATTGCCGATTGATCACCCTTTCTGGCTGACTCACTACCCACCATTAGGGTTTCGTTGTCGCTGTACAGTGATTGCTTTAACTGAAAAAGAAGCATTGAAATATGGCATTACACCTGATGATAAGTTGCCAGAAGTGGCTGAAGCTTTGGATTGGAGTTCTCATCCTTTGCAGTTTGGTGAACTGGAAGAACTGGTTGATAAAAAGATTAGTGCTTCATCACTTGATAAAGAGTACTTGCTTGAGCAGAAACAGGTCATTAAGGCCGAATGGACTGCATCCAAAAAGCTGACCAGTTTGTTTGCGCCTATGGATGATAAGACTCGGGACCTATTTGACACGGTGGCCAATACGGTTATTCCGCTTGATCCAAGCATTAGACCAAGTGCCATACGAACTTTCTTAGACTATGTTCAAGGCAATGATTCAGCATTAACCAGTTACCTCAATTCAGCTACAAGCTCACTGGCTGACGATGTTTTGAAGCGATGGTTAGTTGATGACATGAAAGCTATTCAAGCCGTGGCAAGTAATACAGCTTCAACCGTGGTGGGTGCAGCAACTTTTAATCAAGTTGCTGCATATCAAGTTGGTCAAATTGTTCAGCTTAATTCGCCATTATTGATGAGTGATACAGCTTCAGACATTGTGATCAAGGTTGAGAATGCAAAGGGCTTAGGTATTGATCTGAATGAATTGAAGGTCGGTACTGGTGTTTTATTTCCAATTGGACTGTCTTTTGAAGTTGTTTCGATTGAAGTGGTCGAAGGGCAGATGGTTTATACATTGAAGACATTGGTGAATTAAATGAAGCTTATTTTAAAAAATGGAATGAGTGTCCTGTATAAAAATGGCATGTCATTAACTGGATTAAACATCGATTCAATTGTTGCAGAATCAAAAGAGGATCGAGCAGATCTTCGAATGCTTCTGATGGGGGCTTTAAAAGTAGATGAAGACGGTTGTCATCAATTAGGTCGTGGTTTTGGTTCAAATGCTTTAGCGACAAATCCAGATGTATCAAATGGAAGTCGAGCGCTAGGTAATGAGGCCTCCAAGGTAAAGCTATCGGAACTACTTACAAACTGTGCTCTTGATACGAAGATAGAGGTCATTAATGCGTTGAGTGCTGTAGTGAATATCGATGGGCATTTTGATGCAAAGTGTGCAGCAAGAGAGAAGCTTAGCCTGTTAATTCAAAAACTTTAAATAATTCTGAAATTTAGACCGCCTTAATTGGCGGTTTTTTTATGGAGCATGGAAATGCCAGATCCAAATGAAAAGCAAAAAAAGGAGCAAGATCAGTTTTGCTTCCAATTAGGTCAAGTCAGTGTAGACAAGCCTGAAGATGGAAAAAAGAAACGCACCTTCTCGGGTATTGCTTATAGCGGTGAGGCGATTACAGATCATTGGTATTGGGACAAGGTTGTATTTGATCTTGATTCAATTCAAATCAAAGGTCGTATTCCTGCACTACTTGAACATCGAACCAGTCAGCGTGCTGGAGCAATCAACTCTCATTCCGTCAGTCATGCCGAAGGTCTGAAAATTGAAGGTAATTTACTTTCAAATGAGTTTGGTACACAGGTTGCTCAAGACTCTGATGATGATTTTCCATGGCAGATGTCAGTTCGAATCTATCCAACCACAGTTGAAGAGGTAAAGGAAGGCTCGGTAATTGTGAATGGCCGAACCTTCCAAGCGCCTGTTGCGGTTTTCCGTGGTGGTCGTATTCGTGAAGTGTCTTTCTGTGCCTTAGGTGCAGATGATAATACAAACGCCGTGGCTGCCAGTCACTCTCCAAAAAACTTTAATCAACCAGAGGACACAAATGTGACCGAATTAGAGCAGGCGCAAGCCAAGGCGAAAGCATTGCAAGATCAAGTTGATGCTTTGACCGAACAAAACAAACAATTTGCAGCTGCAAAACGTGAAGCTGAAATCACTGCATTGGGTAAAGACCTAGGCAAAGAATTCAGTGCTGAAGATATTGTGGAAATGAAGAATCTTGATGATTCTGCTTTTGCATTCTCCGCTAAGCATTTGCGTCAGTTTGCAGCAACTAAGCCGACAGAGCAGAAAGCACCAGCCGTGCCTCCTGGATTTGCACATTTGTTTGGTCATCAAGCAGTAGGGGGTGAGGGTGATCAAGCCCCACAAGGATCAGCTTTAGACCAAGCTTTCGCTAAATTTGCTGCAGCACAGCAACAAGGAGCTAAATCATGAGCCAATTATTAACAGGCACGATTGAAAACAAACAACTAGTTGTTGGTGATGGTACTCGCACCGAAAATGCCAAAGTAAAAACCGCTACTGCGTACAAGCGCGGGGATTTGCTAAACATTGGTGCAAATAATGTGGCTGATCACCCAAGCGTTACTACAGGTGTGGTTGGCGATTGGAACGCGATTGCTTTAGCAGATTTTACTGCTGAGCAAGCTACCTACCATGCTGCAAATAATCTTGAAATGCCGATCTATGTACAAGGTGCATTTGATATTGCAGTTGTTACTGTGAATGGGGTTGCACTAACCACTGCTCAATATGATGCAGTACGTGCACAGGCATTGGTCAATAAAATCGAACTTCGTAAAGTTGTGGGGAACTAAGACATGAGTCAAACTTTTACATTTCAAAATGCACCCGTTGAATTGCTGGATGTGCCACAACTGGTGCTGCTGACCGATACCACCCAGAAGGTTGATACCTGGTTAATGGATCGCTTTTTCCCTCAGCGCGTGTCCTACACTAAAAAAGAAGTTCCTGTTGGTGAGTTGAATACAGCGACTCCACTTGCACCGTTTGTAACTCCAACTGCCGCGGGTCGACAGATTAAAGTGGGTGAGTCTGGCAACGTGAAATTCGTAAAGCCGGCTTACTTAAAACCAATGATGACTGTTATGCCAAGTGAAGTGCAGAACACAGCACTTATTGCACGCTTACGTCAATTTGGGGTAATTGCAACTGGTTCAAATCGTTTGTCTGATGCAGATCTGTTGTTAATTGATCAGGCTCAAAAAGCTTTATATCTGCGTCAGTCAATTGAAAACCGGAAGCTACTAATTGCGCGTGACGTGCTTCTATACGGTAAAACCACTTTTGCTTCAGCTGACTTCCCGATGTATGAAGTGGATTATGAGCGTAATCCAGCGTGTAACTACGCACCATTAATCAAATGGGGACAATTTGGCGCTACACCTGTTAAAGATATTCAATCAATGATTGACTTATCTATTGAACATTCTGGTACATCACCAATCATGGCTTTAACTACATCTAAGGTGTACAACACACTGATTAAAGATCCAGAGTTCAAAGAAAAATTCATTGCCCCATATGCAGGTATTAGCGTTCCACTGACTCCAACTTTCGACCAGGCCGACAAGCCTCAATTCCGTGGCACAGTGGACAATATTGAAATCTGGACTTATGACGTCAGTCACAATATGGGTGGCACATCTGATCGTTTTATCCCTGAAGACTTCTTTGGTCTTGTTTCGGATGCTAATGGATGGATCGCACATTGTGCATTGCAAAATGTTGAAGCGTTTGGCCAGGCTTTAGAATTCTATTTGGGCCAGTGGCAAGAAAAGAACCCTTCAAGCATTCAATTGCTTGCCGAATCTTCTCCACTTGCTGTTCCGAATAACAAAAACGGTTTAGTCGGCGGTCGCGGATTCGTTTAAGGAGAAATACATGCCAAAGTACATTGCAAAACAATCGATTGGACACTTTCGTCCAGGTCAGGAAATAGAAGGGCTTGAAGCTAAACAACTTCAGGCCCTTTTAGCATCTGGAGCTATTGAAGAATATCAAGAGCCGAAAGATGTTAAAGAGGATGGAACCGCTGCACGTTTAGCTGAGCTTGAAAAGGCTAATGCTGAGCTGACGGCAGCAAACAAGCTGATGACTGAGGAAAAGGTCAAATCAGATCAGATTAATGCTGAACTGAAGGCAAAGATTGCTGAGCTTGAAAAGGCAAAGCCTGCCGCTAAACCTAAAGCAGATTCAAAACCTGCTGATGAAACCAAGTAGGTGATCTATGTACGCGACTAAAACTGATTTGGTCGCTCGATTTGGTCAAAACATTCTTAACATTGCACAGATGTTTCCTGCTGATGTTCCAGATCCATTAGAAACATCTTTGCAGGATGCCTGTGAAGAGGTGGATGGATATTTAGCAGTGCGTTACCCATTACCCTTACCAAATGTGCCCAATAATTTGAAGCGACTAGTGTGCGATATAGCGCGTTATAAACTCCATTTTGAAGCAGCACCTGAGGTGGTTGAACTACGCTATAAGGTGGCGATAGATTTCTTGAAGGGAGTGCGTGATGGTAAAAACTCACTGGCAATTCTAGATACTAGTAACCAAATCAGCGATGACCAACCCAAAGGCAGACCATCAACAGCGCCAATCGGTACTTCATACACCGGTGGCGTATTTGGTGATTCTATCCTGGATCAGATGCCAAGCATGAAGTGAGGTATTTATGGCTTTTGCAATAACCATTCAAGCTGATAGTTCACCAATTGAAGCAGTGCTTAAGCAGTTAGGTAGCTTTGATAGCTTGAAAGATCGATTATTTGATGAAATTGGTCAAGCAATGGTTGTGTCAACTCAAGAGCGCTTTCTTTGGCAACGTGATGTTGATGGCAATCCTTGGAAAATCTCTTGGCGTGCTCGCCTGCAAGGGGGGGAGACTGGTCGTAAGGATGGGCATCTAGTAAACGGTATGAGCCACAACGTTCTTAACAATGGTGTGGAATGGGGTGCTAATCAAACCTATGCACATGTTTTTCATTACGGTGCTCACATCACTCCTAAAAACGGACAGTACATTACTTTTGCTGTTGGTGGTCAATTTCGAAAGGTAAAAGAGGTCAATATCCCCTCAAGAACTTTTCTAGGTATTGATGCCGAGGATGAAGCTTCAATTCTTAATATTGTGGGGAGTTTTATAGATGAGCACCTTCTTCGCGGTGCGTGATGAAATTGCAGAAAAGCTGAAAGAGATTCCAGAATTTCTAAAAATTTACACACCACTTAACTCGGTCAGCACGACTGAGATGTCACAGATTACACCATCAGCTCACGTCAACTTTGTGCGTATCGATAAAAAATCCAGTGCTGGTAAGGGTGCTATGAACCAGATCGGCCAGCAATGGGCAGTTACAGTGGCTTGTCGGAATGCTCAATCACAGATGACAGATGGACGAGCTGTAAGTGATGAGGCGGGCCTTTTAACTGAAAAGGTTATTGAACTGCTTTCAGGTTGGAAGCCTGAAGGATCACGTAAAGAATTGGAATTTATCTCAGTTCGGGATGGTTACAGTCCCGGCTTTGCTTACATCACTATTATTTTCGAATCTCAAAAACTCATTTAGGAGCCAATCATGGCGAAACAATACACGGCAACTCGGCCTGTCGGTCGCTTCAAAAAAGGCGATGTAGTCGGTGGGCTAAGTGATGCCCAAATTAAGAAATTACTGACTGATGGCACAATTCAGGAAGCACCTGAAATAAAAATTGCTGCTCCAGCCAAGAAAATCACAGGGGATGAAAAGTAATGGCTAAAAAGAACTATATCTCTCTGCAAGGTAAGTTTTACTTATCTGAGATTGTGAATGGCATCGCCGGTGCTATGCGTCAACTTGGTAACGTACCTGAGTTTGAATTGGAAATTGGTGCTGATGTTATTGAGCATAAAGAATCAATGACTGGTAAGCGTACCACTGACTTCACCATGATCAATGCGACCTCAGTTAATTTCTCGGGGCAACTCGAAGAAGTTAATCCAGAAAACATGGAATATATTCTCTCTGGTATGACACATGCCGTACCAACAAAAACAGAAGCTGATGTGTCTCTGGGTACTGTGGTTGCAGGTGAAGAAATCAAGCTGGATGGTTATAACTTAAAAACGGTTTCATTCAAGGATTCAACCAGTGGTACGCCTAAAACGGTTAGCGTTGAAGATTACACATTGGATGCTAAATTCGGTACTGTTATTTTTAATGATGTGGCTGATCTCACCATGCCGATTCTTGCGAGTTATACGACTGGTGCAGTAACACATACCACACTAGCATCCGACTTTGAAAAAGAGTATGAGCTCTTCTTTAAAGGGATTAATACTGCGAACGGTGAGCATGTGGCTGTAACACTATGGCGTACTAAAAAATCACCAGAAACGACGTTCCCATTGATTCATGAAGAATTAGGACAATATGAAATTTCAGGTCAGGCTTTATCGGATGTGACGAAAGAAGCAGATCCGGCATTAGGTCTCTATGGTCATGTAGTGACGATTCCAGCAGCGGTCTAACCCATACAGGCACAAAGAACCCCACAGGCGCATGAGCGTCTTTTTTTGTGCCTGTTTAGCCTAAATAATATTTTTATCGATGAGAGTCGGAAACGGCTGGAGAGTCGGGTGAAAAACCATCTTAGGGTGGTTTTTTATCTAAAAATTATTTAAAAATAATAAGTTGTTTGCTTTTGTAACAGTAGTTAGGTATCTTGTGAACCTATACATATGATAGTGAATAAATGCGAATATATAACTCTACAACAATTGCTCTAACATTTTTAATTTTTGGGATGATAATTATTTCCCACCTACAAAGAACTATTACAACTATTCCGATTTAATCTGACATATATTTGTATAAGTTATGACCACCGAAAGGTGGTTTTTTTAATGCTTGAAATTTGTCATAATTTTTTACTTGTTCCATTTATTTAGTATTGATAACAATTCTTATGATGATGTATAAAATTAGAACAATAAAAAGCAGGAGGGAATCATAATGAATACAGTAGAAATGCTCGTAACATCGTCTTCAGCTCTTGCTCTGATGTTGGTTATTCACCAATTTGGGCAAATGTTTAATTAGTGTAAACATAACTCTACAAAACCATTCTTCGGAGTGGTTTTTTTATGTGAAAAATAAAGGTAAGGTGGGTCATTAAGAAAAGGAAGGACTATGAAGAGGGAAATTTTACTGTTACTTGCAATGGGTATGGCAAGTTGCAGCAAAGTTGATGCAGATAATCAAATATCCGATCTTGGAGTGGTAGAAGAAAAGCAACAAGAGGATTCTAGAGAATTTCTTAGAAAATCATTACCAGGCCCAGATTTAGTAATATTTCGAAATCAAGTAGGGGGGTGTGGGGAAGTTAATTACATAAAAAAGCGCGATACCTACACTGGCTTTAAGCGTTTCATTATGGTAGATCAGAATATAGTTCTTATAGAAGGTTTTACCGATCCGGAAAACTTTGAGTTTGCATGGAAGAACACGTGCAAGCGAAGATGGAGTTAGTTTATTTAGCTCTAAAAAAAGCCCTCTATTTGAGGGCTCAAATTTATTCATTCGGTGCTTTAGATTGATTATCTTGTTGGTAATCCAATGCAGCCTGTTGTGCCTCTGCAGCGGCAGTGGCTTCGGGTGGGATTTCTTCTGCAATAGCTACTGTACCAGTGAAGCCAAATATGGTCAGTAATAGAATTTTTGAATACTTTTTCATCTGAATTTCCTCTACGTTTCTAAAACTTAAATCCAGTGTAAAGTGATAAATTAATTTAGTGCGTATGAGCAATGTCTGTAAATGTAAGATAATTAAGAATTAGAGCGGCATCTTATAAGATTTATGTAAGAACACTTATCTAATGATTTTTTTAGTTAATTTGGTTAAAGATTGGTTATTTAAAAAGTTTGATAAATAACCTATTTCAGCTATAAATGAATCTCATACATTAATATGTAGGGGGTATTTTGGACAAGATTATAGCTTTAGTACTTTTGACTTTAGTTACAACTATGGCTTATTCACACAGTGGCAGGACAGCAAGCGATGGCTGTCACAATGAAAGAAGCACTGGCGAAAGACATTGTCATTAAATAAAAGCACCTTCGGGTGCTTTTTTAATACCTGAAATTTATACCTGAGATATAACCATGAATGATTTTTTTCTAGCAACGAATCGAAGTATCAAGCTTCAAGACATCGAAGTTCGTCAGATCCAAATGAAAGACTTTGATATCTGGGCTACACATGCAGAACCGCTTAAAAACTTCATCAAAGACCAAAATCATTCAGATATGATTTTGACAGAGCTATTCAAAGTTCATGGCGTTCAGGTCATTTCAACAATTGCATGTGTTACTGAACTGGATAATGAATTACTGGTCGAACTTGCTGTTGATGAGCAGGGTTTTAAAGAATTGCTCAAAGCTGTGCTTCTGGTCAACCAGGCTTATTTTAAATACGAAAAGCCAAAGCGTGGAGCCAAGAAGCAAACCGCTGAATCAACATGGTTCGATTCATTCCAGTACTTAATCAGTGCTGGCCATCGTCCTGATGACATTATGAATATGACATATGGTGCATTTGATCAATACTTAAAATCAGCGCAAAAAGACCATAAGAATAAACTGCAGTATTTATCGAGTGTGATTCGATCAGCACATCATGCCAATGCCAAAGAGTTTAAAAAGTTCTTTGAGGAATTGAGGGAATAAGATGAATGTAACTCTTATCAAATGATTAGATATTCTCTTTGAAAATAGTATTTTAACCTTGATATAAGAGTAAAAAGATAAGCATCCTAGGATGCTTTTTAAAACTAAACTCAACCACCTTTCGGTGGTTTTTTTATGCCTGAAATTTAGAGGTCAGTATGTCTGGTAAAAATCTAACATTTAAATTAATTCTGGATGGTGACAGTAAAGGCCTCGTTGCGGCAGCAAAACAATCAGAATCGACTGTCAAAGCAGTATTTAATGCTATTAAGTCTGAATCAGATAAGTTAAAACAGGCTACTGAATCAGTTTCTAAAGAAATTGGTAACATTGTTCCAAAGGGCACAAGTGAACTAGCAGACAAACTTACTCAGTCATTGAGTGCTGCTACTGGAATTATTAAAAATGCCGGTGACAATGCTAAATCTACTGCAGGTAACTTTACAGATTTTGGCAATAAGGCTGAAAAAGCCTTAAGCCAACTTAACACTGATTTAACTCACGCTAAGCAAAAACTTCAGGAATTTGCATCAACAAATGCATCACCAGCGGATATCGAGAAAGCTAAAGCGCAAGTTGATCAATTAGAAAAAGAAGTTCAACAAGCTGATCAAGCATTTAATAATTTTCATGCAGAAGTAGGTAAAGCCAATACAAAGTTAAATGAAACTGATAGTGCTGCACAAACAGCTCAAAAAGGGATTAATGGTGCAAAGTTTGCTGTAACGGCACTTGTTGGTGCTATGGCTACGCTTGGTATTGGTTTGGGTATTCGTGAACTTGCTCAAGCAGCCGATTCATACACAAATCTTTCCACTCGTATCAGTATTGCAACGAGTGAAGGTGGAAATTTCCAGCAGGCAATCGCAGGTGTCCATCAGGTAGCACTGGCAACAAATTCAAGCCTTGATGCTACCGGTAATCTTTTTACAAAGATTAATGATACTGGTAAAGAAATGGGGATGACGCAACAACAAGCGTTAGATCTCACCAGAACAATTAACCAGGCAATTCAAATCGGTGGTGGTTCAGCGCAAGCAAGTGAAGCTGCAGTGCAGCAATTTATCCAAGCATTGCAGTCTGGTGTTCTTCGTGGAGATGAATTTAACTCCATCATGGAGCAAGCGCCGGGTCTAACCAGTGCCATGGCCAAAGGGCTTGGGGTGACTACCGGTGAACTCCGGAAGATGGCTGAGAATGGTGAATTAGGTGCTGAACGTTTAGTTAAGGCTCTTCAGTCTCAAGCGAGTGAGGTTCAAAAAACCTATGATAAATTCCCAACTACCATCAGCAATGCCTTACAAAAGATTGCAACACAATGGCAAATTCTTATTGGTGAAATGGATCAAGCTAATGGGTCAAGTGCAACTGTGGCAAATGCATTATCAATAATTGCTGATAATTTAAGGATTCTAAAGTTATTTTTTGATGATGTAGCTGCCGGAGTTGGTTGGTTCCAAGATAAGTTATCTGAGGTTGATCCTTCTACAATTGAAGCATTGAGTAGCACTTTGTCAGCGGTCTATGACACTGTGAAAAGTTTAATTTCCAATTTGGCTGGAATCGCAGAAACAGCATGGAGTGCTTTTACATCAACTTTGGATGCTATTGCACCTCTATTTAATGCCATTCTAAATGGTAAAGAAGATGTAAGTGGCTTAACGACTCTATTTAATGTTTTTAAAATTGCTCTAGGCGTAGTTTCAGATGCAGCTACAGGTCTAAATATTGCGCTTAAATTACTTCTTGCTGGAATTCAATTTATTTCAGGCGGTATTTATTCACTTAGCGCATCCGTACTTGATTTTCTCGGATTTGATGCGTTGGCTGCACAAGCTCAAAATGCATCTGATGCTTTATTTAGACAAGCTGAAAAAAATGCTTCTGAAGCAAATAGGCTTGCACTTGAAAGCAAAGGGGCAACAAAGGCAGCTCTTGAGGATATACGAAAAACTGAGGATGAAAAAAATCAGGAACGTATAGTAAGTAGTCAACAAACCCTTGATCAATTAAAAGCCCAGGAAGAAAAACATAAGGCTGATTACAAGGCGATAAGTGATGAGCGCATTCAAGCCGAACAACAGCTTTTTGATGCGCGCAAATCTGGCAATCAAGCTGCAATCGATTTAGCCGTAAAAGGTCTTGCTGAGATAGATGCAAAGGAAAAGGCTTATCAGGCTGAAAGTCAAAAAATTACTGAAGCTAAAATCCAAGCTGCACAAGTTGTAGCTAGTGCAATGATTAAGTCTGCAGATGCTGCAGGTATGGCGCAACTCAAAGTACTAAATGTTCAACTAGCAGCACAGGGTTTGCAAGCTGAATTTGATAGCACTGGGAAGGTTATCGTAAAAGCCATGGATGACGGTGCAAAAGCTACCGAAAACCAAGGCAATGCCACAGATAAAGCTCGAAAAGCTGCTACTGCGTTAGGGCTGGATTTGGATGTTTCTTTAAATAGAGTTTCAGAGAAATTTAAAGCAGGTGAAGCCAATGTTAATAGTTTTGTAGCTGGTTTAGAAGGCCTGGGAGTTACGGGTAAACAGGCCGGTGATGTTACTTATGAAGCATGGTTAAAATGGCTAGAAGCAGCTAAAAGCCAAGCTGAAATTGATGCTGCCAAAGCTAAGCTTCAGGAGTTTGGTGACCAAGGCCAGATTTCCACATCTCAAGTTGAACAAGGCTTGATTGCAATTAAGCTTCAAGCGCAAAAACTACCTGATGATATTGATCCTGTTACTGAGGCTTTTAAGCGTCTTGGAATTGAAACTAAAGCAAATTTAAAACTTGCAGCTCAACAAGCATTAATGGACTACATCACAATTCGTGACAGTGGCAAAGCTACTGCTGAAGGGGTTGAGAATGCTTATCGGAAAGCAGCACAAGCAGCCGCAGCTTCGGGTGATGCTGGTGTGGTGGCATCGACAAATGCAGCCAATGCTGGTCGTAATCTTGAAGTTCAAATCGATAGCACAGGTAAAGCTGTTGTCAAGACTATGGATGAATGGTCTAAATCCAACGATCGTGTAAGAAACTCGGCTGAAAGAATCGGCGATGGATATCGTCATGCAGGCCAAATCGCACGTGAAGAAGCCAAATCATCGACAGAGGCATGGCGTGATGCGGTTGCAGCTGCTTCCAAACAGTTTGACGCTGAAATGAAACGGCAGAGTAAATCACTCAGCAATGGTATCTATAACTATAACTCTTACAGTAAAGCTGATGTTTTATCACAGCTTAAAAGTAAGGGTTATAGCGATAAAGAGGCTGAAAAACTTGCTGGCACTATTTGGTCTGAGGCGATGGCAGCAGATCGCGCTGCTAAAGAGGACGGTTTGGGTAAAGATGGCAACCTGGGAATAAAAGCACTAATTAATCAAGAGTTCGATGCAGCTGCTGCTAAAGGTTTAACCACTCAATGGGGAACCAACAAAATTAATGACCTTCTTCGCCAGATGACGGCCAGCAATCTTGTTTCAACAGGCCCTTCAACCAAACCGGTTGATATAAACAGCCTTGCACCTAATGTAAGTGCGCCAGTTGCAAGCCCAACTACAACCAATGCATCCAAAGACGTTAATTACAACATTAGCTTTGGTGGTCAGACGCTTTCATTGTCAGGATCAGCAGAACAGGAATCAGCAATGAATCAACTGATCAAACAACTTAAAACACAGGCGAAATCAACATGAAGCTCGTTCGCTTAGCAACATCAGAGACCGTCCCACTAGAGGACGGTTTTTTATGGCCTGATGAATTCTCATGGAAGGCCATTGAGCAGAATCAAGGCTATGCCATCGATGGCACTTTGCATATTCAGGAAGGTAAAAAGAAGTCCGGTCGCCCAATTACTTTGCAGCCGGCAAACACCAGTATGGGGTGGATCAAGCTGCGTGAATTACGGACTGTTTTAGAGTGGTCCAAGCTGCAGGATGAGAATTTTAAACTCCAGTTTGAGCAGCCTCATGACAACCGGCAATTTACAGTCAAATTCAACCATCAGGATGGCGCTTTAGAGGCTGATCCGGTGAAAGGGATTCCAGCGGTATCACTGGATGATTATTACAACGTGACCTTGCGCTTTACGGAGTTAAACGATGGCGATTGAAACCAAAGATTTAGTGATTTACAAGTCTGAACGCTTGACGGATAACTCGGATGGTGGTGGTAAATATTCTGGTGTCGTGGTTCAAGATGGGATCAGCAATAACCTGTTTAATGATGTTTCAGAGATGGATGGGACCATGGGGGATGTCTCCATGCGCAAGATCTTTCCAGCGGTCACGACTGAAGATACTGATTTACTGATGGGTACAACGGTATTTATCTCTGAACTACCGAAGAATCCAAACGTCTCAGCACTGCTTTTCAGTACCAAGAACTGGACCGATGAACGTCAGTCTGCCCAGAACCGGTTAGAGAACTATCTGGCTAAAGGCGGGCAGATTGCCGGTACACCACTGGATACCCATTGGCAGGGCATGTCATCACTGCAAGTGGCGATGTTTCCACAAGAAACTGAAAGCTCTGTAGGTGACACCATTGTGCTGATTAGTGATGAGGGCAAGGTTTTAGAGCATGAACAGTATGTTCGTATCACTAAGGTTGAAACACGTACTGCCATTATGGTTATTGACGGCAAAAATGTTGAGTATAAGATTGCCACCTATTCCTTAAATGATGCCTTGGAAGTTGATTTTGTAGGGTTGTCTGCTCGTCAGTGGTACAACGGTGAGAAATCCAAGACCATCATCCGCGATACCATTGTTGCTGATACCGGCCTGTACTATTCATCTACTGCGTTGGCTTCTGATGCTGGTGTGGGTGAGTTTACAGTCAATGCCAAAAGTATCTTTGCCCAACTGATTCCATCGGCTCAGACTGAAACCCCGATCATTGACGTCAATGCTGCCGGTGAAAGTGTAGTACTGGTGGCAGGTAACAATGGCACGATTACGGCCAACTATCCGAATATGGTGATTGGTGTGAGCCAAAATCTGTATATCGGCTCTGCGGTGATTCCGTCTAGTGTCGCTTTCACATTGCAAGGTCAGCAGATTACGGATCAGGGCGGATTGCTCAAAAATACTCAAGGCACGCAGGTCGGAACGATTGATTATCAGCGTGGACTAATTCAGTGGACTGCAGCGGCTCCGACCGGAACTATGAGCTTAAATATCGCATTTAAGCCGGCAGCTGCACCGAACCAGTATTACCAAAGTGATGCCATTCCGGTCACTCAGAATAATCAAGGTACCAACTGGACCGGCGTTTTAGTTCCGATTCCTGCACCGGGTAGCCTTTCTATTTCATATATGTCGCAAGGCAAGTTCTATGAACTTAAAGATGATGGCTCAGGTCAGTTAAAGGCTGCCAGCCCATCCTTTGGTTCAGGCATGATCAATTATGAAACCGGTTCATGGTTACTCACTACGGGCGCTTTACCTGATGTGGATACACCGATTCTACTGAACTGGGGTACACCGATTGTCACTTTCGTGCGCTCTAATTTAAGTGTTGAAAAAGCTGCGTTTGATTTTGATCTAGGGCAAACCGGTATTGCACCTGGGGTGACTGTGAACTGGCTGCTGGAAGGTGAAGCAAAAACAGCAATTAGTAATGCACAAGGTAAATTTACCGGGGATGCCACAGGTGATATCAACTACGCCACCGGTATTGGCAAGATCATTCCAGGCAAACTGCCGCAAAAAGGCACAGTCTTTTCGGTGATCTATAACTATGGCGCCTCGCTTGAGCAGACCAAGATGGATGTTGCACCCGATGCTAATCAGAAACTCAGCTTTACGATTGGAACAGGTGCAGCAATTCAGTCCAATAGTATTGAGTTAAAAGTTCCTGTTCAAAGTAGTGAAGGGATTACAGGAACCGTGACGCTGACGGATGTACCAGTGAATTCTACGATTGGCAACCTGGTAAATGAGCGTGGTCAGGTACAGGGCACAATCACCTATGCCACAGGTGCGGTTGAAGTTACACCACAAGGTACGGCAAATACATTCGTACCAATCTATATAACCACAGCCGTCTACGGAACTGCATAGCGAGGAAATATGTCTTTTTATTCTCCACAAACATCCAGCATTCGGGGTGAACAGGTCGAACTTAGAGCCTATAGTGCCGTTGATGTGCAAGTGAAATACCGTGATACCTCAGGCTCGAATTCAGCAACGCATACGGTGACGGCTAATAAACTCAAGCTGGATTTGTCATCGGGCTTTGACGAGCAAATTTTAACTGGTTCAGCCCGATTCAAAGTGGGCGTTGATACCTTTCTAGATCGCACCGGTTTGCTATATCGAAACGTGAATCCTGCAAATAACACCGGAATTCAGTCTGGTGTGATCCAGTATGGTACCGGTATTGTTGAAATCGACTCATGGACACCGAATGCAGATAATACCATTGCTTTGGAATCCTTAACCACAACCACTGACTTATTGCCGGTTAATAAAATCAGTTTTAGAACACCGATTATGCCAATCCGCCCACAATCTTTAACCGTGGTGGTGGGTACGCTTGAATATGGTCAGCTTACACTGACAGCTGATGAAAATGGCGTAATTGAAACCAGTCGGGCGCATGGACAGGTGAACTGGGAAAATGGTTTTGTCACGATTTACTTCTACACCAAAACCAAAATCACTGAAGCCAACCGATCAGGGATTGAGGCAAACGACTGGTATGATCCGCTGCTGGAATACCAGGAAGGAATAGACACTTATATCAATATTCCGGTCTGGGTAGATGCTTCATCGGTACGCTATAACGCAGTGGCTTACACCTATATTCCGCTAGATTCGGAAATCTTAGGTCTGTCTGCTACTCGATTGCCGATTGATGGCCGGGTGCCGATTTTTCGGGTTGGTGGTATCGGGATTGTCAGCTCAAGCAAAGCACAAGAGTTACCTAGTGCAATTGCGGGAACTGCGTACGATCTGAATGATCAGCGTATTTCATGGGCTGAACTTGAGGATGTCAATGGAACGAAAGTACCTTTTGATTTGTACGTGGTTGATTATGATTATGGTCGCGTGACGCTCGGTGGTGATTTTACTTTAGGCAATCTGGTTGCACCTTTGGTGGTGAAATATCGCTATCAAGATATGGGGCTGATCCGTGATGTGCAGATCAATGGACAGCTGACATTCACCAAGCCACTGACGCATAACTATGATGCAGTGGATACTATTGTTGGATCTGCTTTAGTGATTGGTGATATGCAGGCGCGTTATACACGGAAGTTTGTGCAAGGCTCATGGAGTGGGGAGTGGGCGGATGAGCCAATAGGTGCAACCATCCCGTCGAATTACAACGATGCACTATATCCGATTCAGGTCACCAATAAGGGCGCCATTCAGGAGCGCTGGTATATCCAGTTTACTGATACGCAGTCATTCCGCTGCATTGGTGAATATTCTGGCCAGATCGTTACAGGTACCACCAATGCGGACTATGCGCCGATCAACCCGGCCACTGGTGTGCCGTACTTCATCATTAAGAAAGAAGGTTGGGGGGCAGGTTGGGCCAATGGTAACGTCCTGCGATTTAATACCATTGCCGCCACTTATCCGGTATGGGTTATTCGCACCGTAAAACAGTCTGAGCCCACAGTGCTGTCAGATCAGTTCCAGATCATGCTACGTGGTGACATTGATCGTATTGTTTAAAATTTAAATCAACTATGGCCGCTAATAGCGGTCTTTTTATGGATATTCGATCATGGCGACAGATGTAGATGTTCAATATTTTAGCCACTTAAATGGTTTAACCCTTGGTAATAATTGGGGTGATTTGATTCGCTTGCTTGATAATACCTTGGTGACCGGTATTGATTTTACCCAAATTACAGCAGCATCGATTGGTGCTCAAGGTGATGTTCATATCACATTGTATGCAGCACATAAGGCTATGCTGTTCCAGGTGGTAGAGCTATCAGGTTTCACTCCCGCTTCACTCAATCAAAAGTACCGTATCAAAGGGGTGCCAAATACCACACAATTAATTCTTAAACCTAAGTTAGATATTGCTGAGCGCGCAATTACCACAACTGGTGCAGGCAAACTTGCATCACTCGGCTATGATATTATTTTCCGTGATTTAAATGATGTTAAGCGGGTCTATCGTGCGAAAAACCCCACGGCACAGCATCCTTTTATTCGTGTTGATGAGAGCCTAACAAGTCCAGATGGCGTCACTGGGATATATGGTTCTAGCTATGCAAAATATGGCATGGTTGGTCTGCTTGAGCGCATGGATCATATCGATGATTACGAAAATCCGGATGTACTTCAGCTGCCATTTGATCCGGCAAATCCTTCAAAAAACTGGAAAATTACGGGTACAGGCACAGGTGCTGCAAGAGGGTGGAGCCGATGGTATTTTGGGACTAACAATGAGCCCTATTCAGGTTCATCGGGTACTAGCGGAGGCTCAAGTGGTGCAAGGAAATTCACGCTGTTTGGAAATGTTGATTGTTTTTATTTAAACAGGTCAACTACTCCAAATAGTCAGTACAAATATATTTCTGGGGCTGGTTTATTTAACGAATCTATAGATTCCAGCGTAATTCCAAGTTGGTTTTTAATGACTTATATGAGTCTTGCTAACGCTGGTCAATCTATTAATCCTGTTGACATACAGGGCGGTGAACCTTTTTCTTGGAATCCTAATACAGGATCATTTTTTACTTTAACATACAATCCCACATCCAGATTATCTCAGCATACAGCAAGCACACCCATCACCCCTGATTTTTCAACCGGTATGAGCGCACTATACTCTGGTTCTGAATTAGCAGCAGTAGAGATTCCTTTTTTTGATGCGGCCAAACGCCTAAGAGGATCTTTAAAGCACATTTTTTATTGTGGCGATAAACACAATATTAATAAAACAGAAACCACACCCATACTGAGTGACAACTCCATGTTTGTTTACGATAGTTTGGATTTGGCTGGCAACTACGGAGGTGTTTATTTTTACGTGGGAGTGCTTGAATGAAACCTGTTTCAAGAAGAGTAAAACACTCATCGAGCCTTTTTCAGAATTTAATCACAGGGCCTGTAGTTGCAAAAATTACAGGGTCGGTAAATAAGCTTGGTCAGCAGTATCAAAATGCCACTGTTGTGCTTTATAACAAAGCCAACTTGCAACCCATCGCAGTAAAAAGGCCAGATCGAAACGGTAACTACAGTTTTTTAGGTTTAAATACTAAATTGAAAACATTTATCGTGGCTTTTGATCAAAATCAACAATTCAATGCAGTCATCCAAGATAACATGGTGCCCAAATGAGTAAAACATCAGTTAATGCTCGGCTTGCCATGATTCAAGCCTTTGCAGGTTTCATGGATAGCGGTAGTCAGAGTGCTACCGCTATTTTTTATGAGGATGTGCAGCCTGCCAGCCCATTAGTCGCAGCAGATTCGAATAATGCCTTGGTCACACTTACATTTCCTGAGCCCTGTATTAAAGAGGTCACAGCCACTTATGTAGAGCTCCATCCAACCGACACGGCAACGGTGATCAAAACCGGTACTGCAACTTGGGCACGAATCTACAATGGTGCTGGTGAAGTGGCTGCCGATCTGGTCGTAGGTGCTGATATTACTTTGGCCAATACCAATCTTGCATTGGGTGGCACAATCTCCATCACTTCGATAAAACTCAGACCTTAAATTAAAAGGGTGCTCATGTGGATTTTAAAAATAAGCTCGGCACCGTTGATGCTCACAATACAAACCTGAATTTTAAGTCTGAAAATACCGATAGTCACAACATCATTTTGAATTTTGAACATCTAGCCGATGGTTCAACCAATCTCAATTTCGGTGATGATGTTTCGGCTGCAATCAATACGGTACTTAATACTGAGTTTTCATTTGAAGTCACAGCAGTCTATGCAGATAGCGGTGCAAATACTGCTGTCATAGACATGGTGATCGACACTGAGTTCGGTTTTAATGTCGTCGCTGAATTTAGTGAAAACACTGATGTTACTGGTCAGATCGATACGGTTTTAGATACCGTTTTTAGTTTTGAAATCGAAGCAGTATTTAGCGAAAACCTCTGTATCATTGATGCGGTTTTAGATGCTGAATTTCAATTTGAGGTTAAAGCGCTATTCGATATCAATCATCTGATGGGGGTGTCTTACGGGTTTAAGATGCGATATCAGAAAGCGATCGTATGTCTGAGTACCACAGAAATACCATGGGCCAAGCCAATTTTAAGAGTTTCGAATGAGGCTCTTTTTTATGATCAGTGCTTGGTGATTTCCAAGCAAGTAGATGTTTGGCATGAGCAGGCCGGGTCACTAAATCGGGTTATCAGATCGCTACATGAACAGGCAACCGGTTTAAATTCTGATGCATACATTATCTGGGAAGAAGGCGATAAGCGCTTTATTCATCAGCGCTATCTGCATGAAGAATCAATCAAATTGAGACATAACCGGGAAACGGTTTGGCAGGAGATGATCCGTCGGCGTAAGACGCTTACTTACTCGCATGAAGTAGGGCAAGTGTTTGAGCACCGCTTTTCATTTAAGTGGGATAAAAGCCTTGAGATTGTCACCAAGTCAAATTTACCTTGGGATAAAGCCAAAGCGATTCATTACCGTAAGCACCCCATTCAACTTTGGCCAAAACCTGAAATACCTAAATATGAAGGCACCGGTGATTTAAATTTCATCTGCCTATGTCATAACGTTGATCCGCACAATGTTATTTTAAATTTTGGTGCAGATGACTGTATTCCAGCACTGCCGAAACGAAACTGGTGGTATATCGTGAATACATTAACAGCCGAGCGACTGGATACCGGCGAGAAAATTAAAGTTATAGAGGGTACCTACAGTACCAGTCGATCACAGTGGTGCTGGACTTACTCAATCACGGTCGCTCATACTGAAAAAGAAAAGCTGCAGCCGATTAACAATCAGCCGGTAATTCTCAAGATCATGATCAATGGATTTGAACATCATATTCTGCTTGAAGATCCTGAAGAGACCCGACGCTTTGCCAGCGTGCTCTACACTTATCCGGGTCGCAGCACTACTGCACTCAATTCTGATAAGTACGCACCTTCACGCTCATTTATTCAGGATAACGAGCGAACCTCTGTGCAACTGGTTCAGGCTGAACTGGATCGGGCACAATCAAATACCACTTTGGATTGGAAACTGATTGACGATCTAGGTTGGATCGTAGAAAAAGAGAGTCTGAGCTATACAGAACTTGCACCGATTGATGCAATTAAACAGGTAGTGGATGCCGGTGGTGGTTTTATCTATAGTCAGAAAGAAGGCAATACATTGTCTATTTTACCCCGGTACCTAAAAGGTTATTGGGATGGGATGACCGTTAATGACTACGATATTTTGCTATCTGAAAGCATGGTCATGCAGCAGAACATCAAACAGAACGATGAATACATTGCTGACTTTAATGCCATTACTGTAGTGAATAGCCGAAACGGTGAAAGCTTAAAAGTACAGCAGCGTGGAACTTCAGGTGATGTGCCACTTGAATCAGCTACCGGCCCATTGTTTAACGTTGTATCGGGTGCCAGTTACGGAAAAAATGAATTGGTAAAAGCGAATATTCAGGAGTTGCACACCTTTTCGGATATTCCGGTAAGCTTCGATATTGGCGAGATGCTACCAGGTAAAACCATTGCTTTTAATGGTCAGTGGTGGGGTGTTATTGATGGGGTGAGTGGCAGCTTTTCCCATGCAAAAGTAAATGAAACCATTACAGTGGAGCGTATCAGCCGTGACTAATCCTTTATTTGAATTACGAAAGCTTTTAAATCCAACCCATGCAGAGTATATCGGCACCATTACATCAGTAAAGTATCCGGAATACCGGGTGCAGATTGATGGTGGATCTGGTCCAGTGCTGTGCACATCCGGTACAGCCTATAATTTAGGTGCCCGAGTTTTTATTGCCAATCAAGTCATTTTGCGACCTGCGCCAAGTGGATCGCATTCAGAAATAGAAGTCTAAACTCAATCAAACAACAGCACCTTCGGGTGCTTTTTTATTACCAAAATTTAGGAGATAGAACGGTCATTATAAAAAAGCAACTTGATACATGCTTTTGGTATTTATTGTGATGTAATTATCATAATATTATTGTAACGAGTGTTGTGTAGTCATACAATTGTCATATTAAGTAACTATTGAGATTTTAAGTGAATACGATTTTATGGGATGGGGAAAATATCTTTCCAGAAAAAATTGAATCCTTCAAAAAGTTCTTAAGAAAGTATTTAACTTCGGTTAGTCGCATAGAGCTTTTACAAGACACACAATTTCATTATGATCCTGAAAGTGATGAATTTCTAAATTCTGAGATCCAAGAATATTATTACTTATGGTCTATTACTTAGAACATATTTAAAAATCTGCATAACTTATACCGCCTAATAGGCGGTTTTTTATTGCCAAAATTTAGGGGGCGGCATGTCCAATGACTACACAACTGATCCACCGATAGCAACAGCAGGGCAGTTGATCGCTATTTCAGACAAGATTAACGATCTCGGCAAAAACTTGGAAAAATTGGCTGAGATGCCTCAAAAGCTTGACCGCATGAATATGCAGCTTGAGCAATTAAATAAAGAGCATCAGCAGACGCGAAATGACCTAACGCAGACTCGCGACAATTTACAGGATGAACTTGATCGAGCAAAGTCAAATTTTAAAAGCGACTTGAAGCAAATCCGCCAGGATACTGAAGTAAAGCATAAAGAGGTTGATCTTCAAATCCGAATACTAAGTGAAAGTAAAACAAAGATTGATAACACCACCAACATTGTGCGCTGGGGTGGGATTGCTTTACTTGGTGCCTTGGGAGTCGCATGGAATACCCAAACTGGTAAAACCGATACTATGACCACTCGATCCATGGAAAACACTCAAAAAATCCAAGTTCTTGAAAAGCAGTCTGATCAATCACTTCGAACTTTAGAAGAAATCCGCAACAAACTTTATGAACGCAATTACAGAGAGAGTGCTAATGAAATTAGTAGATAATGCCCGACAGTGGTATAAATTCTGGTCCATTCGATTAAGCGCTTTAGGCGCTTTTTTATTGTCTGCGTGGTTTGCATATGGTAGTGAAATTACTGCATGGTGGATGATTCATGCCGCTGATTATTTCTCTTTCTTGTCACCGCAAACGATAAAGTGGGTGGGCTTAATCCTCGTAATCACAGGGCAGTTGGCTCGGCTGGTGAAACAACCTCAATTGGTTAAAGATGGTGGTGATCAATGAAACAAATTTTTGAATTCTTGCGCAAGATTAGCGGTGGAAAGCTCACTAAAAAGCAGGTTGAAGCTGCCGATAAGTTAATTGCAACCGCCTACGATGATGTTGCTGGAATGCTTGGCATCGCTATAGACGTAATGAGTAAAAAAATCACCAACGATCAAATTGTTGCTCAAGCAAAATTACTCGGTATTGAAGTTGCGGCCTTAAAAGCAGTAATGGAAGTGGAGTGCAAAGGATCAGGATTCAATACTGATGGCTCGCCGGTTATTCTTTTTGAGCGCCATAAATTCTATGAGGGTCTTCAAGCAATCAACTGGATAACTAAATCCAAAGAATGGTCCAAGTTATATCCAGATCTTTGCAATTCTTCACCAGGTGCTTATGGTAAATTTTCAGAGCAACACAACAAACTAGACCGAGCATCAAAGCTTAATCGCGATGTGGCGCTTGAATCGTGTTCGTGGGGATTGGGTCAAGTGATGGGTTATCACTGGAAGGCACTTGGTTATGCATCACTACAGTCATTCATTGATGCCATGTACAAGGATGAAGCCTCGCAGCTTGACGCAATGTGTCAATACATTAAAGTAAATAACCTTGTGAGTGCTCTTAAAAGCAAGGACTGGAAAGCGTTTGCAAGAGGTTATAACGGTAGAAATTATGCGATCAATAAATATGATGTGAAGTTGGCCAATGCTTATAAGAAAGCCCTCAAGTGAGGGCTGCAGAGTTCAATCAGATAAATTTAGATAAGAATGCTTTCCGCATTACTTCGATACTTCTAGCTTAGGTAAATTAAAGTGCTTTAGATTTCAATTTGACTACCTAGTTCCACAACCCGGTTAGCAGGAATTTTATAGAAGTCACTCACAGGGCTAGTATTTTTTTGCATTGTAATAAACAACTTCTCACGCCATACCGCCATTTTATGCGACAGGCTTGGAATTAACCTTTCTCTAGAAATGAAGAAACTTATATTCATTAGATCATATTTTAGATCTAACTCTGTAAAAGCCTTTTTCAATTCATGAGGTACATTAGGCTCTTCTTTAAAACCATAGTTGATACCTATCCTGTAGAAGCCATTATTTAATACTTCAGTTACGATTCGGTTCGCCTCTTCTAAATAAGGAACTTCAGAAACCTTGATAGTAACCAGAAAATTATATTCATGAATAACTTTATTGTGCTTTAGGTTGTGTAAAAGAGCATGAGGTACTACTTGAGGCGTGCCAGTTAAAAACACTGCATTTCCGCTAATTTTTTGAGTTGTTCCTTCTATATATTCTAAAAAAGTATTAAGTGGAAGCGTATCCTTCTGTAGTTTCTTTTGAAGAATTTCTCTGCCTTTTTTCCAGGTCATCATTAATGTAAAAACAATAACTGCAATAAATACAGGTACCCAACCTCCAATAAGCACTTTTAAAAGGTTCGAACTTAATAGGATTAAATCAATAAAAGCGAAGGGAATAATAAAGAGCAATACTTTCCAAGTTTTCCACTTCCAATAACTATAAGCAAGGAAGGCTACTAATAACGTGTCGCAAAACATCGTAACAGTTACTGCCAACCCATAAGCACCAGCCAGCTTGCTACTACTTTCAAAAATTAAAATCAAAATTGTTATACAGATGAATAGAAGCCAGTTGAGTAATGGAATATAAATTTGCCCAATCTCTGAAGCTGATGTATGTAAGACTGTAAGCCGAGGTAGATAGCCTAATTGAATTGCCTGTTTAGCCATTGAAAATACACCACTGATCAATGCTTGCGAGGCAATGACCGCAGCAGCAGTGGCCAAAATAATCATTGGATATAGAAGAGCAGAAGGAAGAAGAAGGTAAAAAGGATTGGTAATAGCTGATGGATCTCGTAACAGTAAAGCGCCTTGTCCCGCATAATTTAGCATTAGACATGGCAGTACAATTAAAAACCAGCCTAACTTAATCGGTAAAATACCAAAATGCCCCATATCTGCATACAAGGCTTCACCACCGGTTACCGTTAAAACGACTGCGCCCATGACAAAAAAAGAGATAAAGGGATTATTAACAACAAATAAAAAAGCCCAATGAGGGCTGAATAATGCGAGGACAAATGGACTTTGAATAATGCTGCTGATGCCAATAGCCCCAATAGACAGGAACCATAATAGGGTGATAGGACCAAAGAATTTCCCCATCATTGCAGAGCCATGCTTCTGAACTGCAAAAAGTGCTACCAGAATTCCGATACTGATTGGAATGATAAAGCGATCAAATGACGGAGCAGCAACGGAAAGCCCCTCAACTGCGGATAGAACAGAAATAGCAGGTGTAATAATACCGTCACCGAAGAATAAGGATGCTCCAATAAAACCTAAGACAATAATTGCGAGTCTTTTTCCACGAGATAGGCCTTTCTGCCGAAGGTTTAAGGCCAATAAAGCCATAATACCGCCTTCACCATTATTATCAGCTCTCATGATAACGAGAACATATTTAATGGAAACAATTAAGGTAATGGTCCAGAAGATTAAAGAGAGAATTCCTAGGATATTAATTTCATTAATAGGTAGTCCACGTGTCGCGTGAAAACTTTCTTTTAATGCATATAAAGGACTTGTTCCTATGTCGCCGAACACAACTCCTAGTGCAGCCAGTGTCATTGCTGGTAGTGCTGGCTTACTCAAGTTATTTTGCATATATTTGATTTACAAAATTGAGAAGCCTATGATTTTATCATTCCTAATTCTGGTAAATCCTATATGCATAAAAAACCATAGCCGGATGATAGTTAATAGCTTTTCTTTCTAAGCCCGCACTAAATATGTGCATTAAAGCTATTATACTAAGCGTCGGTTAATTCAAAATTATTTGTTTTTTATCGTCTAGTTACTATCTAAAGCTATCCCTCCATCTCTAATAAACAGAATCATTTCCTAGTTTGAGATAGCTTTGAATCCTTTCAAAATCCATGATTATTATTCAATTTTATAGCCCATTTAAGCTCATTCCTAGAAATACATCACCCTTTATCATCTGCTTATTGTAGAAGTAGATATATTCCCTCATATTTTTTCTTTTATAGTTGATTTATATCCACCCAAAACAATGTCCTCAATGGCATTCATTGCTTCTCTTAATTTCCTTTCACTGACTTGTATATAGCCAGAGGTTACATCACGGTCATCATCTTCCTTATGATTAAGCAATTTTTTAATCGTGTACCGGCCATAATCAAGGTTTTCAGCAATAGAGCCAAAGGTTCTACGTAAGTCATGGAAGCTAAACTCAATCCCACACGACTTATTAATCTTTTGGCGTACTTTTGAAATATTAACAATGTGGCCTGAAGCAGATTTAGCAGAAGGGAATACCCATTCTGTAGTTGCTTGAGCATGACGTTTTTTCATTAACTCAAAAAGGAAGTCACCCATGGGTAATGTATGTGGCTCACCATTCTTTGGATCTATCGAGGTGATGCGGCCATATTTTAAATCGATACTTGACCAGGGGAGGGATTCACATTCTTCACGTCTGAATCCAGTCAACACTAAAGTTAATAAAAAATCCCGGTTAGTTTCTAATTGTTGGCCACGATCTTCATATTGAAAAACAGCTTTAATCCAATCCGGCATTTGGTCTTCATTAATATAAGTCTTACGTCGTCTAATTTTATTCCAAGCGTTTTTAGCATTTAAGGTTTTAATCGGATTATGAGCATCCAGAATAGGCTTATCCTTTTCATCTAAATAATGTTCAACTGAATAATTATAGATAGCACGAAAAACACGCATAGCCATATTTGCCTGCGCCTTACTTCTTTGTGATAGTTCTGAGTGCTTGGCTTGAATCATGGTTCGTGAAATATCATCCAGCTTTAAATGATTCCAATCCTTTAGATAGTCATCAACAACGATGGTGTAATCCTTAACACTTCTTGGTTTTAAGATTTTATGAAATAGATAATTATCAAAGGCTGCTTTTAATGTAGGTTTACTTCTAGATAGATCAGTTTTAGCTTTTTCATCAGCAATAGCTTTTTTCTTTACTTCATTTGGATTGATGCCCTGGGACATCTGAGCAAGTTTATCCCGAGCAATGTCACGTGCCTGAATTAGCGTCAGGTTTCCATGTAGACCAATTGTAGACCGAACGGTTTTACCTAAAACCTTCTTTTCAACAATATATGTCTTACAGGTGGAATTCACCCGAATAGCAAAACCAATAAGCTCACTATCCCGAAAAATGGCAGGAGTCATTTCGAGTTGATCAATAAATGTCTTTGTGAGCTTTACTCTTGATGATGACATCGCTAGAATCGCTATCAATTGCAATACTTTGCAATATAGCACAATAATTTCTAGCGTCTACTATGGGTCTACAAGCAAAAAATGCTTGCTCAATAATGAAATGTTAGATAGTATTGCTGCATAGCCAAGCTACTGAATATCATAGTTTTGCTAGATTATAGGGCCTATAGCTCAGTTGGTTAGAGCAGCGGACTCATAATCCGTTGGTCGACAGTTCAAGTCTGTCTGGGCCCACCAAATAAATCAACCCCTTACGTGTATTAATCGTAAGGGGTTTTTTAATGTCTGAATCCATGTAAGCACTATGTAAGATGTTACCTTGTAATCACTGCACAGAAATAGAAGATGATCTAGTAAAAAAGAAAAAATAAATTGATAAAATTAGACCGCATAGCTATTTCGATAAGTTGGCTTTTTTCATCAGCAAAAAAGTAAGATAAAATGAGGAGTGAAAAAATATGCGCAATCTTACTCCCCTGACCAAATTAGATGGTCATTAATTGCTGATTATTAATCAATCATTAAAGGGTTGGAATATAAACATTGGTTAAGAAAAGTAACTTAAGCTAAACATCTTCAAACATAAAAGTTGTATTTTCTATACTTTTTTCGATGTTTTTTGAAGGTATATTATTGTTATTCCAAGAACTTAAAAACAACAATAAGAAACCTATGAATTGAAAAGCCTACTTAATTAGAGAGAATTAAGTAGGCTTTTTATTTATTCTTGTAAAAGTTATTTCTTTTTTAAGAAATATAAATTTCATTACAAAAAATTAGTAAGGACTAAATTAACTAAATAAAATTTTATAGGTTTTAACTCAATTTTTTCAAAAATATAAATTTAATTTTTGGTATATTCCATCATTGAAACGTAATAATAAAAAAGTAAATTGATAAGTCTACTTAACTATAATGTCAATGATATGCAAAATAGAAGACTAGCAATTTTGCTCGGAATATTCATGATTGGATCTTTATGCCTCATGATATCAGTATATGTTCAGGCACAAAGGCAGAAGAGAGAAGATATCCAACGAGTTATAAAAGAGGCAGAAGAGGCTCTTAAGAACCAAAATTTCGGATATTAGTGCGAATTGAAATTGTAAGTTTTTTATTAATTATTAAATTGAATTTTAAAGTAATTTTTTGCCAATGATTAAAAATCAAGTTTATATAGAATATGTATTTAGAATCTATCGCTGTAGTTTCTGATTTTAAATTTTAACCTCCTTAGCAGGAGGTATTTTTTTGTCTGAAATCAAGGAGAAGTAAATGCTCCAATTCTTCCGAAAACTATTTTGCTTACATGCTTATGAATTTGATTACCATCATCAGCATGGGTATACACAAGAATGTCGTAAATGTGGTAAACATGAGTCATTAATTAATTGATTGTCTGACTAGACGGGTGGTTTACGCCACATAAAACCTTACTAAGGATCTATTATTATTTGGGTTTTTCTTTTTTATTTGTAATACTTATAACATGATGTGCATAAATTAAATCTTACGTAGATACGCCTAATATTTAAGAGTTAGTTACACAAAGGATGATTGTTGGGTATTGAATAATTTTATCGAATGTTTGAGCATAATACTTTCTTGTTTGAATAAGTGATGGATCGCCATGATAGATGAAGAAAAGCCTTTAGATTTCGAAGATGATAGTGAACCTCAAGATTTCGAAGATGAAGAATTTATCGATGATAAGAAAGAGGATGAGATGTACAACACTATTACGAAAGATGGTTCGAGTGTTGATCCAGCAGATGATGGGGTACGTCATATCCGTCCGGAGGACGGAGATCCCATAGAAGTCGAAGAGTAG